TTTGTAAATTCTTCATTACTATTACAATTTATGGTTTTATGTGAAATTGAAAATTTTTTATCATTTTTATTGATATGATGAAAATCTAATGCCGAATTAGATTTGTTGTAGCCACACTTTTCACAACCATTGATGCCTTTAAATTCTAAAAACATTTTTTTATATTTTCTATGTTCTTTATCACCAATTTCTATTGTATGTAATTCTCGATGACAATTTTGACAACTTAATATACACATTTTAAGTTCCTTTTCAATTTTTGACCATCTTGAACTTCTAATTTTACTTATCGAATATTCCTTTTTTGTTGCATCTATATGATGAAAACAAAGTTTAAAGAAATTCATTTCACCACAATATTGACACTTACCACCTAAATGATTAATAGCTTTTAATTTTTTAGCAAATACCGAAATTTTTTGATATAAGAATTTTTCCATAGTTAGATTCTTTTATCTTTATATATAAAAATAAAAAACTGACTTTTTTTATTTTAAACTTTTACTTATATTTGTATTATATCTAAAAACAATAAATAAATAAAATAACAAATAATTTTTTTAATTACAAACTTTTATTTATATTTGTAATATCAAATTTAGAAAAAATAGACTTTTTTAATTAAATATATAATATAAATGCGGGCAGGACAAACGGCTAAGTCATCGGGCTCATAACCCGAGGGATGGGGTTCGACTCCCCAGCAACGCAACAAAAATAAACTTTTTAACATAACAAAATTATGATAACTTTTAGTAAACATATCAATAATTCGTTTTCAAAGTGGTTTTCCACCTTGGTTCGGAAGTGATATGTCTATATGAAAGCAAAAGTTTATCTAGATAATTCAGAAAACCCGAACCAAAAGTTCGGGTTTTTTATTGTTCTTTGTTTTTTGAAATTTTATACGTAAGTTGCCGAGCGGTCAAAGGCGCTGGTCTCCAAAACCAGTCCGAAAGGTTCAGGGGTTCGAATCCTCTCTTACGTGCAAAATGGACGAGTAGCTCAGAGGCAGAGCGGCACCCTGTTAAGGTGAGGGTCGGTGATTTCGAAATTCCCCTTGTCCGCAAATTTAGTAGTTCATTGACATCTTGGTTCATTTACGCTCTTTCGCTTAGTCAGGTCGAAAGCACCAGCCTTTTAAGCTGGAGAGGTTTATCCTCCATCATTGGTTCAAATCCAATAGGGCGTACAAAAGGAAAGTTTAGCAGTCCATTGGAGTGGCGACTAGTCTTGAAAACTAGGACACGGGTTAAGCCGTGCGGGGGTCGGGTCCTCAGCTTTCCGCAAATGGTGTCTGTAGCTGGTAATTGGCTTCCAACTAGATTGTGGCTCTAGAAGTCTTATGACGAATGCGGGTTCGTTGGATCGATACCAACTATTCCCGCAAGGAGAACAAGCTAACTTAGTAGAAGCGGATGCCTGAAGAGCATCAGGAACTGGAGCGTAACCAGTGTTCTCCACAATGGGTTCATAGGTAAATTGGCAGACTAGTAGACTCTTAATCTACGGATCCCAGTTCGAGTCTGGGTGAACCCACAATCCATTATTTTACCAATTAAGAGTTTCATTTTGTAAAAACAGACTTTAATTTTAAAATATATAACTACAAAAAAAAACCTATGAGAAAAAAATGGACGACAGAAGAAGAAAAATTCTTAATTGAAAATTATCCAAAATATGGTATAAGATATTGTATGAATGAATTAAATAGAGGTAAACGTTCTATTGAAGTAAGAGCAAGAAAACTAAAGATTTATTATGATGGCATAAAAGAAAAATATCACTTAGAAAATTTAGAAAAAATTGTTAAAGAATCAAAGACTTATTGTGAATGTCTAAGAAAATTAGGTATACATAATTTTGGATCATCAACAAACACATTAAAAAAATATATTAAAAAATATAATTTGGATATTTCACATTTTAATAATAAAGATGTAATAAAAGAATTAATTAAAAATAATACAATACCATTAGATAATATATTGATAGTAAATTCTACATACAGTAATAATAACAGATTAAAATTAAGATTATATAATGAAGGTAAAAAAGAAAAGATATGTGAATTGTGTGGACAAGGAGAAGATTGGAATGGTAAACATATGAGTTTAATTTTGGATCATAAGAATGGTATACATACAGATAATAGAATTGAAAATTTGAGAATAGTTTGTCCCAATTGTAACGCTACATTGGAAACACATTGTAGAAGTAATTATAAGTAAATATGGATATATGCAAAACGAAAAGCACTAATGGTTAACCCATTCACGACGAAAAGCTAGATCGTAGTCGTACTACGAACTGAATTGTTAATATTCTTTATATGGGTTCAAATCCCATTATCCATACAAATGGTGAATATAGCTTAACAGGAATGGATAGTTACCAAAAAGCGCCAGCATCACGGCTGGAGATATAAGGTTGAAGACCGATTATTCACCCAAAATGGTGATTGTAGCTCACTTGGTAGAGCGCTTGACTGTGGATCAAGAGGTAGTGGGATCGAAGCCCACCTTTCACCCAAAATATAGTCGCATAGTTTAAGTAGGTTAGAACTCATCGCTGATACCGATAAGATCCCAGTTCGAGGCTGGGTGTGGCTACAAATTCATCTTGCAGTGTTAGAACTTTTCTCGCGGGAGTTTAATACAATGGTTTGGAAAAAATGGTTCGAATCCATCGAGGTGAGCAAATAAGTGTGTAGTTTATGGAAAACATCTGGCAGCCAAGCCAGAAGATATGCTGCAGTTTAGGTTCGAATCCCATCGCACTTGCAAAAGGAAGTGTACCCAATGTTGGCAAAGGGGTCAGTTTGCTAAACTGATAGGAGCCTAAAAACTCGAGTGGGGTCGGCACCCACCACTTCCGCCAAGTCTTTTTAAACTTTGAATGAATATTTTTAATATATATTACAAATATATTTTAATGAAAAAAATTGATTTTATTCTAAGTATAGGTGATTATACTTAATAAAATATTATCACTCATTTTTATATTGATTATTTTTTATATATCTGATAGAATAAATGTTCCACCACTAATTTTAACTTGGTACCTTAAACCATCAATACCTTGCATTATAAATGCACTGGTTGTTCCGTATTTGATTTCAAGTTGACCTGTGTATAATGTATATGGTTGTGTTCCTGTAATACCACTTGCTGCTGTAATTGTTGAACCTGCTGCAGATGATGTTAAAGTGTTGTTTTTACCACCAAGAATTACTGAGTAATCAGCAGTTGCACCACTAGCATTGTTATCATCGGTGTATGTATGTATAAAAGATACACTACCACTAGCATAATTATATACGCTATTTTTAAGATCACCTATACCACCTGCATGAGATGCTAAACCACTTGCGATTGTACCAGATCCTTCTGCGTGTGAATAATTACCACTTGCTAATGTATTACTGCCTTCTGCGTGTGAACCATATTGACCAGAAGCAGTTGTTCCATAACCTTCTGCGTGTGAATAAGCACCACTTGCTGTTGTTTTATAACCTTCTGCGTGTGAATAATTACCACTTGCTAATGTATTACTGCCTTCTGTATGTGATCCATTACCACTAGCTGTTGTTGATCTACCTTCTGAATGTGAAGCAATTCCACCTGCAATATTACCAAAACCTTCAGCATGTGAATACTCACCAGTAGCAACTGATATACCTTCTGCGTGTGAGTAAATACCAGTAGTAGTATCGGTTTTAATAATGACGCTATCATAATAACCACTAGATGTTGTTAGATAAATCGTTGTAAATCCGATAATTTCTTTTGTCGATGCAGATAAAACTATATTTGGAGTTAATCCTTCATAACCAGAATAAGTAGAAAATGTTAGAACACTCGTTCCAGAAACATAATCATGTGCGTAATTACCAGAAATTGTTATCACATCATAACCACCACCTATTATTCTATTAGATAAACCATATCCAGCTGTCGAATAATAGCCTTCTGCGTGTGTACCAGTTGCAACTGCAATATTACCATTACCTTCTGTATGTGAAAAATTACCACTTGCAGTTGTTTCTTGTCCTTCTGCGTGTGAATAATTACCACTTGCTGTTGTTGAAAAACCTTCAGCATGTGATCCTTGACCACTTGCTATTGTGTATTCACCTTCTGTGTGTGAATAACCACCACTTGCTGTAGTAAGACTGCCTTCTGCATGACTATACTGACCACTAGCAATACACCTATAACCACCAGCATAAGAACCATCAGAAGCCACTGCAGCACTTGTAGTTAGATTTACAACGATTACATCTGCGTAATCAGAACCTAAAGCAATATCTATTCCTATTGTAGTATCTGTTGAAAAGGTTGATGCTGTTACGATTGCTGTTGAACTTACTATTGTGTTTGTTGCTGTATCTAAAATTGCTATAACATCATCTGCGGTGAAATTGCTTGAATAATCTACACCAGCAAAAACGATTGATGCTGCGCTGTCTGTATAAACACCAGTGCGATATGCAAGTCCTGCAACGGATGCTAAACCTTCTGCTGTTCCGTTGATTGTGGCGGCTATGGTTGAATTGTTTTGTGCGTGTGAATGACCACCATTTGCTATTGTGTATCGACCTTCGGCGTGTGAATAATCACCATTTGCGGACGTATTTTCCCCTTCAGCATGTGAATCATTACCCATTGCTATTGTTAAAGTTCCTTCTGTGTGTGCTCGTGATCCGATCGCTGTTGTTTTATAACCTTCAGAGTGAGCGGCTGACCCAGATGCTATTGTTTCATTACCTTCTGCGTGAGAACCACCACCACTTGCTGTAGAACCATTATATCCTTCTGCCGCATCTCCTCCTTCTGCGTGAGAACCATTACCACTTGCTATCGAATAACTTCCCTCTGCGTGTGCTGCAATACCACTTGCTGATGTATTATGTCCCTCTGAATGAGATCCATAATGGCCACTGGCAGTAGTCATATAACCTTCGGAGTGACATACATCATGTTGTGTTCCATCATAATAAGCACTTGCTGTTGTTTGATAACCCTCGGCATGTGAAGCATAAGCACTTGCTGTTGTTGCTTGTCCTTCTGCATGTGAATAATCACCACTTGCTGTAGTAAGACTGCCTTCTGCATGAGATGCAAAACCACTTGCTGTTGTTGATTGACCTTCAGAATGTGAATATTTAGCGCTTGCTATTGTTTCAGCACCTTCTGAATGAGAACTGGTATTACTCGCTATTGTTTGATAACCTGATGCACTTGAATAATTTCCAGATGCATAGGAACCACTTCCAACTACTTGCACTGAACTTGTTGAACCAGAAATACCTGCTTCCCAAACACCAGTAGAACCTGAAATATCTGAACTATTAATCCAAATACCACCCATATATTTCAATACCTCACCGTTAATTGGATTATTAACTGAAACATCAGTTAGACCTGAAAGGTTAGATGTAGTTGCAGGTACTACAATACCATTTTCATCTTTGTAAGATAGAGTTCCTAAATCATTAATAAAGATTACAACTTTTCCAACTTCTGGTATTTGAATGTCTGTTGCGACTATTTTTTTGAAAATTATTCCTGACATATTTTTTTTATTATTTTTTGTTATTATATATAAATTTTTTAATTTGATTTACCATCCATAATTTAATACTTGCCTTGTCCATCCATACGTTGTTTTAATATAGAAATAATTAGTATCCCAAGCAACCATACCAACCACACCCAATGTATCTGATGGTGATGTTGGTGTTGCAGAAGAAATTACTAAATTTGTAATACTACCAATATGTGCATTTCCAATTATTTCCAAATTTTGTGCATATAATGTCCATGCAGATGTTCCTGTATAACCAGAAATTGCCAACATTGCCGATCCAGTAGAACCCGTTGTCAATAAATTATAATATCCACCAACATATGACATATCGGCATTAGATATATTAAAAGCACCTTGCACATAAGATGCAAAACCTGATGCTGTTACACCAGAACCTGCGACAATTGAAAATTGACCTGCTGTACCAACTCTAATACCAAATGTTAAAGCTGTGTTGGTATAATCATATGTGAATGTTGGTGAACCATCTAAATTGTTTCCTTGATTATTAAATTGTATCTGGGTATCTAAACCACCAGGTAAAGTATCACCTGATAATTGATGTATGTTGGCATTACCCAGAACTCGGAGATTATGTACATATAAGGTATATGGTTCAGTACCTGTATAACCTGAAATTGCTGTCATTGTTGAACCTGATGCTGTATCGGTTAAAACATTGTTATGTCCTGCGATATGTGAATAAATGGCATTTGTAATATTTCGATATCCTTCAGAGTGTGATGCTTGCCCACTTGCTAATGTATCTCGACCTTCAGCATGCGAATAATTACCACTTGCTTCATTTAAACTACCTTCAGCATGTGATGCTTCACCGCTTGCAATGTTTTGATAACCCTCAGCGTGTGTATAAGCGGAAACTGCAGCGAGATCAACACCATGAACTGATGAAAATATACCAATAGCACCACTTCTAGTACCAAATGTAAATGCAGTAGTATCATAATCAAAAATAAGGTATGGAGAGCCAATAATATTTTGACCTTGATAGTTAATTTGTATTTGCTTATCGAGACCACCAGGTAAAGTATCACCTGATAATTGATGTATGTTGGCATTACCTAAAACTCTTAAATTTTGAACATATAATGTGTATGGTTCTGTACCAGTATAACCTGATAGTGCAGTAATGGTTGAACCCGATGCAGTGTCAGTTAAAATATTATTATGACCTGCAATATGTGAATAAATTGCATTAGTTGTATTGTATGCTCCTTGAGCATGTGAATAGTCACCACTTGAAACCGTATGACCACCTTCAGCGTGAGATGCATTTCCACTTGCAGTTGTACCAGAACCTTCTGCAACAGAGTAATCGCCAGAAGCATTTGTTCCAGTGTCATCTGTTTGTGCACCATATAATCCAGAACCATAAACCCAAACATCATTTGTTAAAGCAGAAGAACTCCAATGTGCATCACCATAAGCAATTGTATCTGCACTTGTCCACATATAACCTGGTACATTAAAAATATTAAACCAGTTAATTAAAGATTGACCACTAGTTTGAATTTGATATATTGTATAATACATATTTTGAATAGCCATTCTATCCAAAATCATTTGTTTCATTGTATTAAATTTATGCATTGCCGAAATCGCAGTGGTTTCATCAGCAAAACTCAATGGAATATCATTTTGATGTTTTACCTTAATAATTACAAGATTATTCTTTTGATATACATAAGCAAATTCAGGCTCGACATCAAAAACAATAATATTATTTTTATTATAAATTTTGAGTCTTACATCGGTACCTGTTGGTGTTGCTATAAAATTATCTAAACTATATGCGTATGTTGACATTTATATGTATAATTTTTTATGGTTCTACGTCCAAATATTTTGTTTCATTTAATGTATTACCATTACCATCTGTAACTGTATATAATAATGTGTAAACTCCACTATTTACTAATGGGTCATATACTTGGTGTGATAAACTATTAGTTACACCTGATAACACAACTAAATTAATATCATTAATTGTTAATGTATGATCATAATTATCTGTAACTGCGGTTACTGTGTAATACATAATATCTAAGAATGTTAAACCTGTATTGAGATCCATTGTGAATAAATTACCACCAGTCATATTAGAAGTATACCATATAACTGGAGGAACGGTTTCAATTAATGCTACATTAGCTGATGTTCTTCCTGTATTACCAACTCTATCTTCTGCCATAAATGAAACCACATAATATCCAACACCTGTTATCGGAGCATCGAATGTTCTACCAGATGCGATATAGGTAGAACCAGAATATACATATGTAATAGCTGATGAAATCGGTAAGAAACCATCAACATCATCAAGTATATAATCAATTAAGTAATTTCTGAAATCAGATGCATAAGCATATCCTTGAATTGCGGTATCAGCAGAAATATTCATATAAGTCCAACCACTTACAGTCGTTAAACCAGTTTTCAAATGAATTACTGGCATTGATGAATCTCTAATGATATATCTGACATCAATTGTTTGATTACCTGCTAAATCATAAACTACAAATAGAACTTCATAATCTCCATCACTTGTAATTGCACTTAATTCGGCAACTGTTCCTTGTTCTCTGATGATTAATGTTATATTAGATTTTTCTAACCAACCATCTCTATTATCAGTAGCACCAGAAACCCAATAATCTCTAATTTCATTGTAAGAAGTTGATCCAGTAGTTGAAATTACTTGTGTCATACCACTTGGAATAAATATAATATAAGGTCCGTAAATATCTAGACCTGGTGCATTTGGTGTTAAATAACGTGTTTGAGTACTTTGTAAGACCCAATGTATTCTTGAGTGTGCTTGTCTTCTATTAAATTCTGATAAAAATTCCAATGTAATAGGATCAAATGAATGTGTGTTTATTATTAAATTATTACCACTAACCTCAATAGTATCAATTTCAGGATAAGGTATTGTCATAACAATTTCACTCGATGCATTATAAATTTCTAATTGAGTAGAGCCAGAAATCGAACCATACCAAACTTTATTAGAATTAATTGAATTCCAATAAAGATTTTTAATTGTCGTTGGACCGCCTTCATATAGAAGTGAATCAAGATCTGATTGTTCTAGATTAGCCATCATTACATCAATTGTAACTTTAGATGTCGTTGGATTGTTTAAATAAATTTGAGGAATTCTGTGATTTAAAGTACCAGTTAAAATCATAATCTGACCCATCGTTCTTACCGTAGAAGGATCATCTTCAAAATAATATTCAAGATAATTTTCAACATTAGGACAAGCATAGCCATCTGAACCATAAGTAGCTTTAATTAAAAGAAATGTTACATCAGAACCTAAAAAGCCATATAAAATTGGTTGGCTTGTTGCACCTGCATTTAATGTCAATTTTGAAGTGAATTCTGAATCAAAAGGTATTTGTAAATCTGCCAAATTTAACTTACCGATAGTATTGACTGAATCAATCGCCACGGTTGAACATTCGTAGAAACGAATATTTTTATTGTTAGGATTTAAAATTGTGTTTGGAGTTATTATCATTTTTCTGGTTTACTTTTTTTTATATATATTAAAAATAAATTATGATTTTTGTAATATGGATTATTTTTTAACCAGACGATTTGATGAAACTTTTACCGCTCAATGGGTTGGTACGGAAACATTAAATGCTGCTAATCCACTTCTGAAGTTGGAAACAACAGGTTCAGTTGATAGCGTTCTAAGTTTTACCTCGGTGGGTGAAACAATCACAGGAGAGAATGACAACATTAGTGTAAAAAAATTTTTTAGATATAAAGATACTTCATGTGGAACTGAATGGTCTGATGAAATACCATTAGATCAACTTACAGGTATGACGATTTCTGGAGAAACAAATATTGCTCTTCAGGTATTATATTATTATGTTTATGATGATCCAACCCAGCCTGCCACTGATGTAACTATTAGTAATGTAACTATTAGTGGAACATATGAATTTTCTACGACTGATGAAATTATAGCACTGACGGGTGCAACATCAATAATATTAAAACCAAAAGATATTTATAAAATCTTTAAGCTAACCGATTTTCAAATAGTAGGTTCTAATTTGAACACAAGTAATTATGATATTAAATATAGATTTACACAAGATGGTGGAAGAACTTACTCAAAATGGGAACCACTTACCACTGAAAACATTTCAACTTACCGATTTGATGAATTAAGATTTGCACAAGTTGAATATTTAATAACTAATTATGGTGGTTCTCTTGTAATATATGATATTTTATTAGTTGGTGATTTTCAAAATGTTTCTGCTAATTATCTTAAGTCAAATAGATATGGGTTGAAAGAAGATTGCTCAAGTCTTATGCAAACATCATTAGGTAATAATTCTTTTTATGCTAATTTTGATACACAAGGTATGAGTTGTTATTCATCTGGAACTGCTATAGAAGATATTAAAAATTCTCAAAATCCATCTACTTTATGGAATCCATATGCAGCATCGGCACAAATTACTGATTTTGCTGCATTATTAGCTTCTCATGTTTCCAATATGTTTGGCTTTACCGTCAATTATTATTTAACCGATCCAGATAAAAATGGTATTGATAGATATTTACACGAATATACATTGAAAAATGTAATTGATATGCAACCTGTAAAAATATTAATACCAGATAATAATTTTCCAGATAATCAAATTGTAATTAATGAATTCGGTTTAGGATTGTTTGATACATTTGAAGTTCATATCACCAAAGATGAATTTAAAAATAGATTTGGTATAGAAAAAAGACCTGGTGAGGATGATATCCTTTATATATGTGAAACAAATCGTTTATATTATGTAAAACATGCACAAGTTTATAGAAGTATTATGAATGCAGGATTATATTATAAAGTCATTTTAGAAAAGTACGAAAAACGTGCCGATATTCAATTCAAATCTCAAGCAGCAAAAGATTCTATTGAAAATTTAACTAAAAACACGACTATCGAAGATGTACTTGGTTTAGATAGTTCAGATAAGAATATTCGTCAAGAAGAAAAACAAATAGCAAATAAAGATCAATTATATCCTACATCATTTGATAAAGTTCGTCATCAGATTAGTAAATATGTTGATATTTATGATGAAAAAATTAAAAATTATGAAATAGATTTTATTAATCATTATTATGATTTAAGTTCATCATTTATAAAAAATAAAACTGCGGTTAATTATACCAAAATTGATTATGATTTAACTAAAGGTGAGAATCGTTCCTTTATTTTATGGGTTAATTTTAAAAATCAATATAAAGATGAATCAAGTTTAACTACACCAGTTTATAATTCTTATAGTGTTCAAAATGGAACTTATTATTTCTTACATAATTACGATGAAAATCCACAATCAGGATTTACGGGAAGTGGTTATAAGATTTTTTATGAAAGAACAAACACCAATTCAAGATTTGTTTTTATGTTGAACGATAAAACTTATATGTTACCATTCATACCATTAACAAATGTATGGTATGGTTTGGTTGTTAATCTTGATCAAAGACAAAGAGAAGTCAATATGCAATTATATAAGAGAGATTTAATAACAGATGTAATAATGTTTAATTTACAAACCCAACAAAAAGTTTATGTTAATTCAACAGATACAACAGGTATAACTTCTTATATTGCTCAAAATTTCCGTTCAGCAAATAATATAGAAATGGATAGACAAAATCTTGCTAATTTAGATTATGTTGTAATAAAAGAAATGTTTGGTAATTCTGGTAAAACAACAGATGATGTAACACAAATTTATACTGGAAACACTTTTATGTTATTAACATCAGCCAAAACATATAATGTTGATCCAGAAATATTCACACATACTAAAAACATTAATATAAAAGGTTCAAATGTTAATATTACTAATATAAGAATATTTAACGATATTATACAAGAAAATGAAACAAGTAATATCTTAAATCAATTAATCATTCATAACACGCAATATTTGATAATGGCAGACAATGCCAATCGAAAGTTAACTGCAAATAATATTAAAAATTTAAATTTTAGATAACCATTTATCACGAACATCAATTAACCATTGGTCACGAACTGGTATTAAAGGTCCTTTAAAATCAGCCATTGTTAATTTTCTACCTAATTGTTTTTCAAAACATCTCAGACAAATATGATTTCGTTGTTTATAGGATGGAATAGTTTTATACCATAATGCATCTTGAACATAATAATCCTCGGATCTGTTACCACAATCAGCACAAGTAGTATCTACTTTGAAGTAATGTGATTCTAAATTAACTTCAGGTTCTTTATCTCTCAATTCAAAAGTAAAAGAATAACGATTGACTCCAATTACCGCACCGTATGATTTAATGATCATTTCAGCATCCCATGAATTTGATTTGATATATTCTTCTATTTTTTCTTTAAACGCATTATAATTGATCTCTTTTGATTTTGTAAGTTCGAAATATACGCACCAAGTTTTATTCCCTTTTGGCATTATTTTATCGAATATTATATTTTGTTTCTCACACTCTATTCGAATTAACATACCTAATAACCAATCTAAATTGACATTAAAATGTGCAATCGTTTCTTTATCTTCAAGTACTTTATAATCTTCAAATGTCTTTAGAAATTTCATATCAGTATATATAAATAAAAAAGCCTGTTCTTTTTGAACAGGCTTTTTCGGGACCGAGTGTGTAACTCTACCTCCACCACTTACATTTAAGGTTTGTAAGAAACCAGCTACCTCCACCACTTCATTTATAGTTTGAAGAAACTTTTACATATACGACTGGATTTTTGCGTAATCAGTAACAAAATCTTCGTAGGTAAATTTTGTTTCTGCTTCAAGAATATCCATTACTTGTGAACCTCTTGCTTCGGTATGCAATCTTAGTAAGTCATACACACTCATTTTATTGAGATTAATAAGACCCTTTAAGACTTTTGCAGTTTCGCCTTTGGTGTTTTCCAAGTTGGCAAGAGTACTGCCATTACATTCAATATCAATCCAAATATATTCACGGTTAACCAAATCAACGATACAAGCAATTACACTATCTGACTCGTTGGCGAGAGTCATACAATTACTAATCGTTTTTGGCACAAATGTTGGGTTGCTTTCAGGATATTCCCTTTCCATAAAACCTACTACACAGTCTTTCAACGAATGCATTGGTCTTCTTTGGAAATTATGAATTTGAATCACAGCATAAGTTACACCTTTTGATAAACAAGTATCAATATCAATGTCGACATATTCCGCACAAGCACCTTGTCTTTGGCGAATGTCACCAGAATGACACGAATTTAATGTTGTTGATTTCAAATGGGTGTATGAAAGATGTTTTGCGAATTTAAGGTCAGCATAATGAAATGATGCACTTAAATCGATATCTTCATTACCGTGTTCATCAAACCAATGTACAAAAGGTCTAACCACCTTAGCATCTTGGCTGAATGGTATTCTTGTACCTCTGACATAGGTTTTTACTGCAGTGTTTACACTTCTCATTGCGAAAGGTAAAGGTATCTTCTTGAGTCTTTCATCAATATGAACTTTGCCTAATCGTGGCATTTGAATGAAGTGTGCTTTTAAATTTTTAATGATAGTAGATTTCACACTATCGATTAACGATTTTGACATAGGTGGTAATGCATCTAACGTCTGCATATGTGATCTTTTGCCTTTGATCATAATCATTCTTTCCTTTTTCGTATCTCTTGCGTCAAAGTGATTGAATAATTCAAACAACACTTTGGTAGAAATTTTATCACCAATGTTTTCAAATGCAGAAAGAACGTTTGCTGGCGTGATACCAATGTAGTTATCAGTCGTTCTCAACATCCAGTCCAACTTTCTTGCGAATTCGCCTGGTCTAGTTGATAATAACTCAATTGCTTCGTTCCAATGTGTTTTAAATGCAGTGTTTACTTTGCTGTTGAAAGTTCTAACTTTTGCGTCCTTCTGGTTACGGATGGTTGCAAAAGCCTTTGCAGTTTTTGGAAACTGTTTAGCATATTCACTTGGATGTAAGATTTCACCTAGTCTTAACCATCTACCTAAACGACTCTGCATTTCTTCGACTGAAGTATTTGTTTTTTCAAGTAAGCCTAACAAATACTTTCTTTGTGGTCTGCTAAATTTAGCAAATTTAAAGGCTTCACGATTGGCAAGTTGTGAATCTCTAAGATTTTGGAAGAAATAAGATAATCTGTTCCTACGAACTTCGTCAACAGTAACTTTTGGAACTTTTGGCAAAGAAATATCACCATTAGATAAATAAGTGGCAACCCTTAAAACATCTGTAACACTTTTAACTGGAACATCAAAACCTTTTGCTGCTAACACACAGAGAGTTTCTTTAAAAGGAATTACATTTGGTAGTGTAATTGAATATCTATAATTTTCAACAAACCATTCAACAATTTCCTTGTCGTTTGGTGTCATCGAATTATTCATAGAAACCAATTTTGTAAAGATGTTCATAAAACCAGTTTCGTCAGTGGCTTTAATCATTCTGAATTCGATATTTTCAAATTTAATACCTTTTTCAATTAATTCCTGTTCAGGTTCCCAAGTACCTTCAGACCAATAATGAAGAATAGCATTACGAAATAATTCACAATGCGACATCGCCATAACTTGTTCTGGAAAGTTACGGTAGAATGGTTGATAGTTTTTACTAGCACCCATAGTTTTCTTTATATAAGGCATAATTTCACTGTAGTAATCTACGAGGAAACTTTTTGATTGCCTACACAACGCATTGAAGCAACTCTGGTCAAACATAAAACCATACTGCATAATTTCTGCTTGAATAGTAGAAACTAATGAAGTATTATCAGTGATGACTTCCTTACCAAGGATACAGAGACCTTTTTTAAATGCGATAATGTTTTTCATATATAGAGTTTAATTTATTTTTCAAATTAAGAGTCGGTAAGGAAACTGGTATTTATCCTTTGATTATAGTTTAGAAGTAACCGAATTAATAGCCGACTCTGTTTGTAAGGAAATTAATAACAGTGGTTGTCCTTTATCATTAAGAATAGAAGTAACTATTATTATAGCCTTAATTTAAGATTTTTCAAAAAACGATTTTGATTAGTTGTTTATATATCTTAAAAAGATTGCAAAGTTTAATTTATTTTAAAATTCTTCTCAATTTATTTATTCTTATCAATTTATTATAATCTATAATATGTTCTTGGTGAGCATAGTCAAAATTAAATAAGTAATATAAGTCATCAGAACTTCGTTTGAAATCTTGAATATGACAATTATAAAATTGAATTTCTATAAATTTTGATTTTACTAGAATATTAAAATTATTCTTTGTTTTAAATGTTGCTTTTAAAATATGATAATTTTCTTTATTATTCTTGAGACCTAATTCCCAAGGTTTAAAAATAAATCCATCTGATTCTAATCTAAATATATTTGAATGTCCAAAATATATTTTAGCGTCAAAATCACACTTTATATCAGGTAAATCAATTTCAACATTCTGAAACCAGTCTGTCTAAAATGAACATAATCAAGTTTATTTATTGCCATTCAATTAATATTTAATCAATTTAATGATGTCATTTGAATTTAAAAATGTAATATTCTTTTCAACACCACCCTGTCTGAGTGTCATTTGTGTTGTAGTAAGTTTTTCTACTGATTTGTGTAACTCGTTAATAAAGGAATTCAATTCTGCTATTGATTTTTTATAGTTACCATCTGCTTTAAAATATTCAGGAAAATGATTTTTATATGTTAAGATTTCTTTTATAATTACACCTTTATTCATAAAGACTCGGTCTTGTAGAATTGTAGATTTAATCGAAATGACTTCTTCCATATCAGTTTTGAATCTATGTATCAAATTTTCAGTTTCGACAACTTTTAAAAGACCTATTACATAGGCATCTTCTTCAGAAATAGTAATTGGTTTATCATCCTCAACTATTTTCCTTATTGCATCTTCTGATTTATCATTGAGTATAAATTTTTTATAATTTGACCATAAACATCTTTTAATGACATCACTTGGATTTAGAGTTAAAATTAGCATATCTATTTGTTATTTTTTAATTATATAAAATATTAAAATTAAAGTTTAATTTGTTTAGGTTCCTTAGGTAAATACATCCAATGTGTAATTGAATCATTAAATTCTATTTCTTTACAATCAGAATATGGTATTATAAAATTACCACACTTTGAATCAATACTACCTAAAGCAGTGATTTCTATGTGAGGAATCTTATTCCTTTTATAAATAAAACAATGCTTATCAAATTCTGGTAATTTTTCTTTAACTGAAATCCATTCGCAATTTACAATTTTCTTATTCTTTTTAATTTTTCTTGTCTTAATAACAATTTAACATATGAATGATAGTTCAAGTCTATTTTTATCTTTACCAATTCTATTAATAAATTTGTTCCCATTGGAATTAAATCTTCCAATTCCTCATATTTTTCTTTGGTTAATATATTATTATTACAAAATTCTTTTAAATCCTTTCGACTAATAACATTTGTTGGAATGTAACCAGTATAACTTAATGTATTTCCTCCTCCAGTTATATATGTTCCTGTTGTATAATCACCAGTGGATATATAAGAACCTCCTGTGGAGACTCCTGTTGTTATAGATGTAGTTGTTGTTGTTGAACAATCGATTGACATAATGAGTTATTATTTTTTATAGAATCCAATCTATATTTGGTTTACCTTTATAATTATGATTGAAAATGAACCAAGCAAAACAAATCAATCCTGAATTTTTACCAATTACACCATTTTTATAAATTTTTAATCGTTTACTAAAAACATAAACCGTTTCTAATGGTGAATTTCTCCACATTTCATACCTATTAGCAGATTCAAGTGCTACTAATTTTAATAACATTGCTACTTTCTTATTCGTTATCTGTAAAGATTTCTCAATGAATTCTTTGGCTAATGAGTATGGTGGATTGGTTATTACATTATCAAATTTATGACCCTTAAAATCATAGGTTATGAAATCTATTCCTGTTTTATCGCCATAATCTCTATCAATTAAATCAGTAGAATATACTTTTTGAGTAGGATATGTTGTTTTTAATATTTTAGAAATAGCACCATCACCACAAGCAGGTTCATAAATAGAACCTTCAAATATTTCTTTTTCTAAAAGTGCTATTGTAGCATTATCAGGAGTCGGATAAAAATCATTCTGCTCACGATTACCTTGATTAGCACCTGCTATTGCGTTAGATTTTAATGGCATATAATTATAATTCTATTTCTGGATCATTTTCATAAGAATCTAAAAGTTTATGAAATTCATGATCACAATCACAGCAATAGTATGTTTCTAATTCTGGATTGCTAATTGTATCTCTGATTAAAAAATTATTAGAATCGCAATTCGGACAGAATTGATTTTCTAATTTCCAAGAAAAAAGTTTTTTAATAGTATCAATCATATTTACTTTTATCAATCTTTAATTTTTTTGTTTTATTTTTTTAATATATAGAAGAAAATGTTTTCAATCAGTGATACAAAAATTTGATGATTATAATAATTTAAATGAACACAAGGTTATTTCATTCAAGAAACCACAAGGTAATTTTGTTGTAATGACTGGAAGTCCTGGCGCTGGTAAATCTATGATAGCATCAAATTTTGTAAATCTTAATGGTTACAAATATGTCAATGTTGATTTACACCGAGAAAGAAAAGCTAAACAACTAGGTTTGGATTTAGAAAATCCTGAACATAATCAATATATTTTAAATATTACTTACACCACATCTGACCCACGAAACGCAACAATTAAACAATTGAAGGCTTTATTGACTGATATTGCATTAAGATGTAGAAAACAATTACCAAATATTTTATTTGATGCTGGTGGTGGTCAAGTAGAAGTTATCAAAGCAATTTTAGAATTAGCCAAAGAAGCAGGTTATATAACCACAATGGTTTATGTTAAAGCTGATTTAGGTGTTTGTTTAAAGAGAAATCGTGAAAGACAAAGAAAATTACCAGAGGATATGGTAATACAATATTATAATACAATTATCAGAGCATATAAAGAATTAATTCCTTTTTATGATAATGTTTGGGTGGTAGACAATAATAATAAAGTAGTGTTGGATAAAAGACCTGACGATAAAATAACAAAAGTAAAGTGAAAGTAAGAAGGTTCAATGAAACAATTGATGTTGAAAAAGATGATTATGTTAAATGCTTATCGTCCGATGACTTTTTAACACAGGATAAAATATACTCCGTTATTAATAAAACAGATTCAACAATTACCGTGCGTAATGATAATGGAAATATTAAAGAATATCCAAGCAAATACTTCAAATTTTTTATGAAATCATATAAACCAAAAACAACTAAAATTAGGTCTTGGGGCGGTGATTTAGAAATGAATGAAGTTAAAAAAGGTCGTAAACCAGTAGATACAACTAAAAGAATGGCTATTTATAATCATAATTACGGACTTAAGTTGGGTGTAGAAGTTATAAGAATTATTTTTGAAGATGAAAATGTATGTCTAGTTATGAATAGTTATGATGAATATGTTTTATTTCAAAAGAAAAATGGTAAAATAATATCAGAACCATATACACATTATATCGTTATTAATATTGCAGACAATTATCGTTTTAAAGATCCAGAAATAGAATTATGAAATATATAAAAACATATAACTTATTTGAAAAGGTTGGATATCCACAATCGATAGATAAGTGTGTAGATTATATTATTGAATATATTTTGAAAGAATATGATAAATGGTTTTTCAGAAAAGGATTAGCAAATCAAACAAAATATCACGAAATCATACTAGATGATAAAATTATTGATAAAAATTTTCCAGTAAAAAAAATTAAATCAAATCTGAGATTCGTGGTTAGTGAACAGTTTTCTTCTCCTAGTACTAGTGGTTTCGCAATGGGATACGATGATGCTGAAATAGAAATGGAAATAACGATTTACACATCCAAAAAGGATAATTCAATAGATGAGGAAACTTTAAAGAAAGAAATATCAGAAACAACTACTCATGAAATATTACATTTATTTCAAAACTACAAAGGTAAATCAAGAGCTAATATGCTAGGTAGTTATGCACTTTATACAACTGTATTGAATTTTTCATCAACTAATGTAGATAATACACCAGGATTTAGATTTTTAGTTACATTATATAATATTACTAAAAGAGAATCTGCTGCTGAATTAGCAGCATTGAATAAAACAGGGTATAGCCGTCTTACAATCGATGAAGAAAAAGGATTTAGAAAATTATATATGCTTAAAGATATAGCAAATGGTAATGTTACAGAAATTGTAAAAAAACTAATAGATGAAAAAGACGGCTTTGATAATGAATATTATAAAAAATGGATTTATTATTTTATCGAAGAATATGAAGATAATTGTGAATATTATAAAGAAAAAACATTACAATCTATTGTAAATTTGAAAAATAAAACACTCAAAGATTTTGTTGAATTTTTCGTTAATAAATTTCAGCATAGAGCGAAAAAAGTTATTAATAAAATAGATAAAATAAAATACTTAAATAAAGTAGAATTATGAAATATATAAAGGCATACGAAAATTTTTCGAGTAAAGAAAAGAAATATATAAGGTATGAGATTCAACCACGCAAATGGTCATCGAATGTTTTAATTGGTGTATATATGAATGACTCTGGAAAAGAAGCAAGAGAAGTTATTATCTGTCCAACTACATCAAAAGAAATTGGAGATGAATATATTTTAAAGATTAAAAATTATCTTGAACAAGAATGAAATACATATTAACATATACAGACATTTTAGAACGTTCATCTTTAACCAGATTAGGTGTGCCGAATGAAGTTATGCGTATAATACAACGAAACTATGAAATAGACGAAAACGCCGAATGGGAAAAGATTACACTTAAAGCACAATTAAAAGAAATTCTTGAAAAGAAAGAAACTAACCTTTTTATCAAAATAACTACTGATATTATTTATATCTTCGGTTCTTTATTTATTAAAGATAATAAAGTTTATATTATTGATAGATTTGATTATAATGAAGATGAAGAATGGGGTGGTAGTTGGGATAAAGGTGAAAGGAGCGTTGTTTCTCTAACTGGATTATTAAGTTCGATTTATATGTCAGGTAATATTTATCATTTGAAAAGTAAAGATTTCAAAATAGAAGAATATGAAATTAGAAATGTTAAAAAAGGTATTTCAGGTTTGCAAGAATTTACAGAATATTTCAAAGCAACAGCCATTACGCAATTTAATAAAATCATTAAAAAGATGTATGGTTATCGTGCAGCTGATATATTAGAAGATGTAATTGATAACTTACATCGTATTAACTATAATAAAAAAATAACTCGTTTAGGTATTCGTCAAATATTATCAAAAGGTATTAATAAGGAAGAATTCAAAAAATATTATGCTAATTATCTAAAAGGTGATCCAAAAGGATTGAAGTCAGAATTACGTCAAGATAATTCATTGACTATTTTTGATGAGTATTTAATTCGTTTTGAGAGTGCGTGTTCCGAAAAATTGGATAAATTTTATACTGTTAAAGATTTAGTAAATGAATTTGGAATGGATAAAATTTTAACAGCATTCATCTATTTTATTCATACTGATAAATTAATGAAATTAAATGAGATGCTAAATATTAAAACTAAATATTTAATTAAAAATTAAAAGAAACTATGAAAATAAAAAATTTTTCAGATTTTGTAAATGAAGAAGTTCAAGATATTATGGGTATTAAAACCAAATATAATATTAAACCGAGTTTTGGTGGAAAAGAAATACCTGAAGTTCAAGACACAATGAGTTATCCAACCAACCAATCAAAGGAAATGGAAGAGGATGAATTGAATAGAACAATTTATAAGTTGAGTCCATATTATAAATATGTTAAGCAATATATTACTAAAGATGTGTCGCCGATTGCATATGAAAGAGATGAACAACTTGGTTCAGGATTTTCTTTTATGCGAAATGAAAATAAGTATGGCATTTTCTATAATGAAACAACAAATAAAATATCGTTTCAAGCAGAAGAAGATGGAGATATATTTGCAATTCCTATTGCTTCACCTTTTGAAATTAAAAAAATGATGTAATTATTTTAATATATACAAAAAAACGAAACACTAAAATATGAAAACATTTACAAATTCAATTAATGAAAAACAGACTCATTATTCAGCAGATCAAAAGTTGAAGAATAAACTTTTTGAATTGATTAATGAGCATCTTAAAGTATCAATTGATAATAATGTATCCGAAGATCAAAACATTCAAATTACGGGTAAAGAAGAATTGGTTGATAATTTAAATGAAATCATTCAAATAATGATGATGAGAGAAGAAATTAAAACCTTATCATACATTAAAAACACACCAACTAGATTAATTAACGAATATCTACATATGTACACGATGGATGATGTTTATATGTTTGGTTTGACTGATGGTTTGAAACCAGAAGAAATCAGAGATTATATTGTTAATATGAATATTGGTGATTTACATTGTGATGAAGAATGGCTTGAAGGTTTATGTGATGTAATTGGCTGGTATACTACAAGAGATTATAGTGAAGTAGATATATTAAAAAATCTTAAAGAAGAAGCACTTGATGCTTATGAAGAATATAAAAACGAAAAACCTGAATAATGAAACATTTAAAATTATATGAAAAATAATGAAACATTTAAAAACATTCGAAGAAGTTCAACCAATTAATGAAGGTGCAATCAAAGCATATATGCACGACATTGCCGATAAAATCATTAATGTTCTTACAGAAGATGAATTAGATTTTTTTATTAATAATTACGAATCTATTATTACATTTATAAAATAAAAATAAAAACGCATATGAAAAAATTTTCAAATATTCCTGTAAAGGAAAAAATAGTTAAAAAATCTAATACAGATACAGTATTAGAAAAAGCAATATCAAATTTAGAATTAAAAATCAATTCTGATGCCGATAATTATATCAATAAAAAATTAGAAATTAGTGGTAAAAATGTTTTAATAGAAAAATTAAAATCACTAATCATTAAAACTAAAAAAGAGACCAGAGAAAATCTTTTTGAAAGTGTAAAAAAGAATTCAATACATTTCGTTGATGTAAATTCAATCAATGAAAAAATATCTACCATTACTAATAATATTTACAAATTAGAAGCATTACCAAATCCAGAAGATGTTTTTAGTTCAGATGATTATACTGTAGAAAATAATAATATCATTTTGAATAAATTAGAGAAAATGCCTGAAAATTATTATTTGGATTATATTAATAAAGAAGTATCAAACAAATATTTTGAAAGTGGCAATGGAATTAAAATTTCTGGTGAACAAGTCTGGAAATTGGATTTTGTTCCTGCTGATTCATATTCCTATGATAAAACAGGTATGCTATTAACTTCACCTGATTACAAACGGTTTATAGTTGAGAACAAAGAATTTATTGGTGACTTCATTAAATCTACTCAAATGTTGGTTGGATCTAAAAATTTACAATTGGATTATCAACTTTTGAATTTTTTGAGTAAATAGTGTTTTCATATTTTTACCCTCCAGAGATGGAGGGTTTTTTATGCTCAATTAAAAAAGGCACTGAATTCAGTGCCTTAAATTATATCTCTATATCTCGTCTGGTTCTTCATCTTCGCCTTCAAGTCGTCTTCGTTGTTCTTCTTGTCTATGTCTTACTAATCTATCTGCCGCCATTCTTATAGCTTCTACTGAATCATACACACCTTCGTCTCTAAAATCTTCATCTCCAAGGAATTCATCTTGTTCTACGTCTGTAAGAGAGTTAATTTCTTCTAACATTCTTTTTAAAAATGACATATGTTTACTAATTGGCTTTCTTATATTTGGATATAACCCCCAAAACCTTTGATAAAGTTCATCAAGTTCAGTAATTTTATCTTTGATGATTTCTTTACCACCGTCGAACCCCATAGGTTGATCTTCAAACCCAAGAACTTCAGGATCTTTTTCTTCAAATCTTTTTAAGTGTTTCATTAGTTATATTTTAATATGTTTAATGTTTTTTGCTCTAATGCTTCTAAATCATCATCATAAACACCATCTTGAAAATCTTTAATCAATTTAGCAAATTCTGGGTTATCAGAACTAACACAAGCAGAACGTTTAGCCAGTTCTAAATCACTCCTATCAAATTCAATCCAAGTTCTTAATTCTTGCATAAAATCATAAATAGAAGTACCCTTTTTAGTGGGTTCTTTTATTGGTCGTTTTGCTTCAAACAACTCAAAAGATTTAATATGTTTCATTAAAATTATACTGATTTTTTATCAGTTGGGAATTTTTGTTTAAATTCCTTATTTGATACTTCTTGACCTTTTGCAGTTTTACTTCTATCTGTCATTTCTTTTCCATCTTTTGCAAGTTTCTTAGAAGCACCACCTATACTACCAGAGTTACCTTTTGGTCCACTATAATTAACAGGAGTTACATCTTTAGTATCATCATCAGGAAAATTTTGATTGAATTCATCGTCTGATATTGTTTGGTCTTTTACATGTTTGCTTTTTTCAGGTGCAGACTTTGATCCTGGACCCTTTGTAACAAAACCTTCGAATGTTTGTAAATATTTCATAATATTATATTATTTTTTATTATATATTAAAGTTTTTTATTGATTTTTTTAAAATGTTATTTCTGGATCTGGTGTTTCTAAACCATAATATAAACCAACTGCATGTTTTACATTATAATCAACATCTTGTTTATCCATATTATCATAAATATATTTGATTAAATTCATATTGACATCAACAGGATACCAATGATCAAATGCTATTTTACCACTTTTTTTCAAATCATCTTCCCAATAATAAATAAGGAAATTATCAAATTTATCTTCACCGTGAGGAAATTCAATATCTAGAAATCCTGTTACATCACTATCAAAGTTAATTTGTCTTATCTTGAAATCATCATAACCCGTTTCAATTTCTTCGTCTGATAAATAACGCAATTCATCTTTAATTGCCGCATCATTTGAAGCTTCAAGTTTTTTTATATAATTATTGTAGTTTTTCATCAGTTTTCTTGAAAGATATAACCAAAGTTTTCTCTAAAATCCCCATATTTAGCAATCTTAATAAATTTATTTTTATTTTTAATACAAGCAATTACTACTTTTTTACCTTTACCAATCAGAGAACTAATTAAATCTGTGAAACCATCATCTGAAGGCATAAAAGAACTATATTTATCATCTAACCAAGTATCTACAAAATAATCATAGATACGATTATATAATGAATTTTCAGTTGACTGATTATCTCTTGGTATACCCTCATAAATTACACGAAAACGATTAATTTCTTCTTCTGAATATTCTTCAAGCATCTTATGCCTAATTTCAACCAGAGCATCATTTAAATATGCAGTACCATAATAGGATTCCCAATCAACAAAATCAACAAAATCCCAAAATTCCTGTGGTATAATTTCAATATATTCTAATAATTTTTGTTTTTTATATTCTTTCGGACTTGGTAAACCCAAATCAATTTCAGGGTCACTTTCAAGTTTTTCTAATGTAAATTCTGGATCCTTTTCAAGTTTTACTACCCAAATTGGATAAAATGTTCTTGAATCATCAAGTTCGTCATCATTCCATTTAATTTCAAGATTATAATTATAACAAAAAGCACTTTGATCATCTTCACAATCTTGTTTATACATTTTTCTAGTAATTGAATCTGATCCCTTTACTATATTTCCATATCCAGATCTTACAATTATCTCAGTTACTATACCAACTTTACTACTTAAATTATTATTCATTCTTTTATGCAAATAAGCAGGTGAAAATTTAACTAAATCACCAACTTCAAAATCTTCATAAGGTATATCATAAATATCATCTTTCTTTCCTTCTAATAAGTCATTATACGAACTAAAGGCTTCATATGTTTTAATATGCTTTCTTTCTAAGTAAACTTCTGGATCTGTTTCTAAAAATTTTTCTTGTTTGAATTTTCCTTTTTCAGTTTCTAAATATTTTACATTACAATATTGAATCTTATCATAATTAATTACAATGACAAATGGTCGGTATACCATATAAATATAATCTCTAATACTTTCATCACCTTCATCTGCTTCGTGATCAAAGCCATCTTCCCAAGTATAACCTAATGAAAATAAATGTTCTTGTATTTGTCTATTTTCTTCTTCATTATGTGCAATAAAATAATCACCATTTTCATATTTGTACGATGATTTTTTTTCTAACAACACAACAGGATCTTCCTCTTTCGGATAACTGATAGCAATCCAACTTTCAATATCATCTACATTATCAGTAAGTATATTAGTCTCAAAATCTTTATTATCTCCAATATCAAAATGTTTATATATTACCAAATCATTTTGTAATGCAAAATTTCCTAAGATTTTATTTGTAGAAGAACTTAGTCCACATAAAATAAAACCACCATATTCATTGAGAACTTTTTTACAAATTTCAATAACGCCGTTCATCAAGAGTGTTACTTCATCTCGTTTTTTTGCAATATTTAACACATCATAATAATTATTATATCTGGAATAAAATAATAGATATATTTCATTTGGTTTATTATCCCATTGATAAAACTCTATTGTGTAAGGATGTACTTCATCATATTTTTTTAATAATATTTTATATGTAATTTTATATCCGTGTTCTTCATATTCTTCACTATCTTGAAATCTTTCTCTTTTTTTAGATTTAATTTTAAAATTCTTTGATTCTAATAATATTTCTGGGTCTTTTTCCGCGTATTCAAACCAATAATTTAGAGCATTGAATAACTCTTTTGATGCTAATTTATTAAGTATTTGAAGGTCTTTTACATCAGAAAAAATTGATATACTACCAGTCAAATAATAAATTTGAAAATTTGGATATATGAAAAGAATACTATCATCGTAACCTATCTTTTTTTCAATATTAGTATCTAATAAATTAATATCGTATTTATCACTATATTTTTTTAATATATCAATGTAATCTTCAGGTGAATAAATCATTTCCAATGTTAGTTCAGGATCTTCTTCATAATCAGAATTTCTAAAATGTTGATAATTGTTTTTACCTATAAACCAATCTTGTCCATTATCATCGGTTAATTTAAAAAGCATAGAGCCAATTTCCTTTTTAACTACATATCTTTCACCTTTAGAAAATGCCTTTTTTTTACCACTTGTTGTAGTGAGTGTTATACCGTCATCATAAAGATTTTCTAAACATACTAGTATATCATCTTTTTTACATTGAGATTCTATTTTTTCCAATGTCAAATCAGGATCTGGTTCTTTACAATTTTTACAATATAAAGGATCTTTACTATCCCATTCTTCTTGTGTGAATTTTCTTTCACCTTCACCTTCTATTCCAGAATAAACAATACGATGGCATTTGGAGCACAATAAAGCGCCTGCACCACCATTCAACTTTCTTATTCTGTAATTTTTACTCATTAATCTATATCAAATTTTATACTTTTATCTTGCAAGTATTCTAATAAATCATTATACATTTGTGGTGGATTTTCAATTAATCCAAATATTAAATCGTGAATACCTTTTTTAATATGTATGTGAGATACATTTTTAGTTTTCAATAAACCTAATTTAGCAAATGAATCGACTACTTTTTCAACTCCCTCACATTTATAATAACCGATAAATTTGTCATTATAATATATAATAAAATCATCTGTATGTATTCTTACACATACGATTTTGTCGACTATCTTTTTTTCAAACATTTCTAAATATTTCATTTTTAGTAATTATTTTATATATTAATTTCTGGATCTTTTTCTAAACTATTATACCATTTCTCTAATTCATTGTATAATTTTTTTGGATATTTTAATTCAGTATTCCACAATGGATTATTCTCATCTCGATAGAAAATACTAACTGGTTTTGGTTTGGAAATATCAATATCTCTATATAAAATAAATGGATGATGATCTTCACTATAAGATTGTGATAGATAACTGTAATAAACATCACCAAAATAACTATTTCGACTAACACTTGTATCCATTAAATTAACACCGACAATTTTACTAATGTTTGATAGATAGTCATAATCATAACCAGCGGATTCCGAATCATATTCATCTGCTGTTGCTTTTTCCATTACTACTTCTGGGTCAGGTTCAACTGATGATGTAAAATGTTCAGGATAAAAAGTATGTTGTACACCAGTATCATCAATGATTGAAAGAGCATCAAAAAATTTACTAACTACTGTAACTTGATATGTTTTACCAACCGTAATCAAATCTTCCATACCATCATTTTCTATACATTTAATATAGTCACCTACTTCATAAGTATTTGTTCCAGAGATTTCATTAAATTGTTTCCAACTTTTAATCATTGTTAGACATCATTTTAATAATATATTCATATTCAGATAATTTTATATCTTTATATTTATCATATTTCTTTTGACCATAATCAGTATAAAATTTAGCACCAGCCACAAAATCTCTATACTTAGAAATGTTCTCTTTTACATCACCTTTCATTTCATTCTGTAATAAACCAAATACAATTTGTTGAATATGATTTTCTTCACACCATTGTAATAAATCAGCATCACGAATGATTTGATCACCAGCATTTAATTCTGAATCAGGAACAACATATGGATATTGTGTGGCTTGAATCATACCAACAATCATATCATTTGTATTTTCATCTTCTTTTGAATATTGTTTGAATGCTGCAATAGCATCTTTTACATTTTCGGCATCAGTTTTTTCACCCATCGAATGATTAAAGTCGTGAAACAAACAAGCAATTAAAATTGGACGAATTGTATTATCATTAATCTTTTCATCTTTTGCAATTGCATAGCAATTTTTAATCATACATAAAATATGATGTAAATTATGGTAGGGTGCATTGTTAGATTTACTATGACGAATCACAATTCCAAAATAATAATCTAATCCGTATTTTTGAATCAATGAGATTGCTTGTTCTTCTGCAACATCCTCTTTACTTTCGTTAAATTGATGCCATTTTTTAAGCATAATAATGTAAAATTATTTTATTTGTATATATTAAAAAATAATTATACGATTATTTATTGTAGATGTTGCCTAAATCGTTGCCGATGTTTCGTTTATTACGTATTTGTTGAGATATATCGATTTTTTCTTTTTCTTTTTCAGATTTTTTATCATAAATACTTCCCAATTCAATTGAATGTTTTTCTGTCTCAACGCTTTTAGGTGCAGGATTATTAAATAATGTTTTTAAATTGGCTTCTCTTGCTTTTGTAACTGGAGATTGAATATCACTTTTTTTCATTTCATTCTCTTGTGTATCTTTAGTGATTGTTTCTTCTTGTAGATTCTTTTGAAATGTTGTAAATGCTTTTTTATCATTTTCATAATTCCAATTATATTCACTAGATGCCCAATCTGGTTTTTTAGTATTATCTTCTGAACCCGTTAATTGTTCTTCTTTTTTAACGGATTGTGGTTGTTCATAAACATCACCTAATTTATTACCAATATTTGGTTCAAAATTAGATAATGTTGGTTGTTCTATATCATTTTCACTTAAATCATTACCTTTATTCGTTTTCTCGGTTTGTAAATTATTATCATAAACACCACCTAAATTTTCGGTTACCCTTTTATATTCGCTTGGTTCGATATTATTACCTTTAATTTCATTAGTACTTTTAGGTATTTCTTCGTTCCTATCTACAAAATTAGCAAATGATCTTTTATTATTATCATAATTCCAATCATGTTCTAACCTTGCCCAAGATAAATTACCTGAATCTGGAATATCAGATGATCCTTGACTTCCTTTTTCATTTATGATACGTTCTCTTGATTCTGGTGTGAGTTCTGTAGGTTGAATATAAGATTGACCCATATCATTTCCTACATTTGGAGTTATAACACCAGCCGAATCTTGTGTGAATTGTGTACTCAAATCATTACCAATATTTGTGGTAAATTCATCTATCGGTTTTTGTGTATATTGTTGAGTTAAATCATTACCTACATTCGGAGTTAATATACCAGCATTATCTTGTGTATATTGAACGCCTAAATCATTTCCAACATTCGGAGTCATAACACCAGCCGTATCTTGTGTGAATTGTGTACTCAAATCATTACCGATATTTGGTGTGAAATCATCAATTGCGGGTTGAGTTATATCATTTTCACCTAAATCATCATTTCCAATATTTGAAGATAATATAACAGGTGCGGTTTGTTGATATAATTTATTTAAATCATTTCCAATGTTTGGAGAAAAGTCAGTAATCGGAGGTTGAGGTATATTTCCAACACTTAAATCAGCACCTACATTATCACTAATATCACCTGCTGGTTCTTGTTTATATAAATGACCCAATTGATTTCCAATATTTGGTGAAAAGTCATTTATTAATGGTTGAGGTACATCATTGATAGATAGATCAGATCCGACATTACCACCTAAATCATCTTTTTCATTATGTGGATATTGACCTTGATCATCTTGTGTATATAGATAACCTAAATCATTACCAATATTATGTGGTTCAAATTTTGTAGCACCTGGTCTATTACCTTTTGCTTTGGTTGGTTTTTCTGATCTTGTTCCTCCTAATTTTTTCATTTATTAATTATTTCTTTTCTAAAACTTCACTGATTCGTTTTCTTCTATTTATCATTGCTTCGATATATTGTTCTTTTGGTAAATCCATTCGTGGTCGTGGTATACCAAATTCAAATTTTTTAACATCTTCTTCGGTAAGAATAATACCTTCAACAATTAAATCCTTTTTTTGTATTTCATGTTCTTCTAACATTTTAAGAAGATTGCCCAGATAAGATTTAATATTTTCTTGTAAGTCTTTATCTTCCATTTGAATTTCAAACATTTCATCATCCTTAAAAATCATAAGTTCTTTATGTCCAAGTGTCAAGTCCTCATAAAATGATAAAGAACCAAGAGTACCTGATTTACATATTTGTTTACCAGTCAATATTAAATATTTTTTAATAAATTCATCTTTAATATCAATTGAACTAGGTGCGGTTGATTTATATTTATCAGTATTGACTGATTGATTTCTACGAATAGATGTTCCTAAATCCATTTTAAACTGTTCAATCTGTTTAAATCTCCTTAATGTGAAAGAATGACATACGAATGTGTACATAATATTTAATTACTTTTTAAAATTGCATTTGGGGTTGTCCTTCTTCACCACCACCTTGACCTTGCGGAGGTACTTGACCTTGTGGTGTTTGACCCTGTGGTGTTTGACCCTGTGCTTGTGGTTTTTCTTGTGCTTCAGGATTTGGTTCTTCACCAGTAGTAATATCGTCTTTTTCAAGGTTGGTATCCAAATCTGCAATTTTTTGTAGGATAAAATCCTCATTTAAATCTTTTATTTTAATATCTGATGATAAAGGAGGTAATAAGATATTATCAGGACTATTTATATCATATTTCTTTATCTTTATATTACAATTTTCAATTTCTTTTCTTTTAGTAGGATCTTTAGATGTAGCATCTTCTAATTTAAGTGTAATGATTAGTTGATAATTATTATCATCATTTCCAAAATCTACAATCACGTTCTTTTCTGTCGATTCGGTCATTGAACTTTTTTTCAAATCGTATAAATTACAAGATTTAGAAAATGAACCTGTTTCAAACCATATTTTTACTTTATTGACAATCTCATCAATTAATAGATTTACTCTATAAACAGGTGATTGAATGTATGCTTCTTTTAGTTTTATGTATTTCATAAAATTCAGTTTTATTTATATATATTAAAATCAGGTTTCAAAAATTAATATATAATGGAAAATTGTAATTATTTTAAAAATGATAACAAAATTAGGTCAATACATAAATATTATACCATATACAAATTTTATGTTTGAATCTTTAAATATGAAAAAGGTTAAAGGTACAATTCTATTTGCTGATGTTGTTAATAGTTCTTTACTTTGGAAAGAACACGAAAAACAAATGTATGAATCATTGGATAAACAAAATATTTTATTTGATAAAGTATCTAAAAAATATAAAGGTGATATAATTAAAAGTATAGGAGATGCCCAAATGATTTATTTTGATAATATTGATGATTCTGTTAATTTTTCCATTGAAATTCAACAAGAATTAACAGAAAAACCATTAAATATCGGTAATAAACATATAGAAATTAGAATAGGTTTTTGTAATGGTAAATTAATTATTAAGAAAAATGATATTCAAAATCATAAATTAGTTGATTATTATGGTAGCGTTGTAAATTCATCAAGTCGGTTAGAAAGTAATGTTAGTCCTATTGGAGGATTTGCTTTTGCTAATCTAATAGGTGTAATAAATAAAACAACCGAAAAAATATTAATTGATAATTGTGATTATAAAATTATTAAATTCACTGAAAACAAAAAGGATATTGAATTTAAACGATCAGGTAGATTATTAACAAAAACACATAGTTATATAGTTAAAAACATTGATGAATTAAAAGGTATTGATGAAATTGAAACTATAGTATGTAAATTAAAATAAGAATATGAAAGAATTTAGAAAAGATACTAATGATAATTTTATTTGTGAAGAATGTAAATCCGCATTTTCAAGTAAACGAGGATTGGCTACGCATATATACAAAATGCATCATATTACCGATAAAATATATTTTGATAGATGGATAAAAGAAGAAACAGATGGTTTATGTATAATAGATGGTAACGAAACAAAATTTATAAATTCTACTGAAGGATATAGAAAAGGTTGTTGTAATAAATGTTCAAAAATATGTAGTGTACAAAAAAGAATAGAATATTATATTAAAAATCATGGTGTTATAAACGTATTTCAAATAGAAGAAATTAAAAATAAAAGTAAAAAAACACTTATGAAAAAATTAGGTGTTGAAAATCCTTCACAATCAGAAATAATTAAAAAGAAAAAAAGCGAAACAACTTTTAAAAACTATGGTGTTGTAAATCCAATGCAATCGAAAGAAGTACAAAACACTTATAAAAAAACAATGAACTTATTATATAATGTTGACTGGCCCATGCAAAATGCTCATTCATTACAAAAAGCACAAAAAGCATCAGAAAAATTTATTCAATATAAAGATACAAATATTTGGTATCAAGCATCATATGAATTTGATTTTTTAGAAAAATATTATAATATGTTTAAAAATGATATGAAAAGAGGTCCTACCATTTCATATGAATACAAGGGTGAAAAAGTTCATTATCATTCAGATTTTCTAATTGTTTCAATGAATCTTATAATTGAAGTTAAAAGCACATATTTTTACAATGATATAAAAGATACAATTAAAAAAGATGCAGTGGAAAACTTAGGATATAAATATATAATGATACTTGATAAAAAATATGATGAATTTAATAATTTAATTATAAACCTTAAAAAATAAATTAAAAATATGGATTACAATGATGAAGAATATTTAAAACTATTCGAACAAATAAACAAACAACCAAAAGAGCAAATGTTAAGGGAAACCCCTGATTATAACAATATGCCTAATCTAAATGAAACACCTAATACAAGACAATACAACATTAATGAAAATGTTAATGACGGTTGGGGTAATTTAGATATACAAATAGAAACGAGAGTGAATGGTGTTCAACAACAATCAAACAATCCTTATCAACAACCAAGGAGAAGACAACCAATGAATGATCCAAATGGTTTGGCTCAATATATGGATGATGATAACTTAAATGAAGTTTATCGTCAACCGCAAGTTGTTCCACAACCAGTTCAACCAATTCAAGAAGTGGTTCAGACTCCTGAATTACCATCATTAAATGAGAATTTCAATACAGTTGATGTAGTAAGCGTAGAATTATTTGAAAGAATGAATCAATACTTTTTTGTTTCAATGATAAAAACAAACGAATTTAATCAGTTAATAAATAACAAAAATGCAATTTAATATATAATAAAAACAAAAAATAACAACTATGAAACATATCAAAAAATTTGAAAATTATTTATCAGAAGGTAAAAAATGTCTTTGTGGCGACAACTGCGAATGCGGTGATGTTTGCGAATGTGATGTTTGTAAAGGTAAAGTGAACGAAGATGGTTGCGGTTCTTGTACAGCAGGTTCTGGTAATGGTATGGGTGCAATATCAGCACCACAAGCATCATCCACACCAGGTGATGTTGCAGGTAGTACAAGAGGATCAGGAGATCGTCCAGCATACGACTTAGGAAAGAGATTTGGTTTTGTAGGTCAAAGAAGGAAAAGAAAATCCAGAAAGAAAAATGAAAGCATACGTAATATGTATGTTACGAAATTTTCAGATTGGGAAGGAACTGGTCTTTAATATGAAAAGAATTAAAACATACGAAGATTTTAGTTGGACTGGCGAAAAAGGTGATTACAATAAAGTAATACTTAATATTTTTAGAAAATATGGTATGCCTTTGAGTAATATGATTTCTGGTTCGAAATCTTCATATCGCCAACAAAATCGAGAAAATTTAGTATTTTTTAATAGCAATATTTTTGCATTTTATAATAATTCAGTTGAAAAAATATGGTATGGTGATTTAGATGTTACAAAATCAAAAGAAGATTTAATAAAAATCTCAAAAGAATTAAAATTAAGTTTATATATTTTCACTGAATATGATGGTAGATTTGATAATGAATTTAAAGACATAGATGATTTATTTGGTGCACAAGTTATTATAAATGAAGATAAGGTTATTTTATCTGAAAGATATAAACAATATTTTGATGAAAATACATTATTATCAAAGAAATGAAACATATAAAAACATATGAAGAAATGCAACAGGATGTGTACTCTGGTCCACTCATTACACCGATGGCACATAATGCTGGTATAACTGATAGTAATTTTAGTGTAAGTGATGGTAGAATTGGTGGTGAATTCAATGGTTCAGATGGCTCAACGTCAACACCACCTGGTCATTTAACACCACAAACATTGAAGTACACTAAACTTAAGAGGAATAAAAAAAGAAAGAGATTTGCAAAGATGTTTGATGATTTATATAAAGAAAGAGGAACAAGAGAAAATGAAAGTGTGGTATTATCAATACTAGCTGGTTTCTTTTTATATAAATTCTTTCAAGAATTGTTTCAAGATATTAGAGTGCGTAAAGCAGAAAAGAAATTAAAAGAATTGGATTTTGAATACATTTTGAAGTGTATGGATGAAAAAAATGCAAATATTGAAATAAAAGAACAACTCAATTCATTTTTCATCAACATTCAAACTAAAAATCCAATAGTGATAACTATTCATAAAATAACCAAACAGGTTTCATTTTTTACGCCTTTAGAAATTTTTATGAATGCTGTAAAACTAACAGAAGAAGAATATCAAAAATTATTAGAAACATTAAAAAAATATGAAAAGTAAACCATGAAACATTTAAAATTATTTGAATCTTTTATCGCCGAACAAAATTCTTTACCTACTTTAGATAAAATAAAAGAAATGCTACCAGAGATTAATGTGGGTGAAGATATTCCTAAAATGGTACAAAAATTATCTAAAAAATTTAGTATCACACCAGAATGGACTTCTATTATCGTACGTAAATATTTGAAAGAGGGAATGGATGCTGATGATTTATGGAATTATATAAAATATCGAATTGTATCGACATAAAAATAAAAAGAAACAATGAAACTAAAAAGATTTGAAAGTTTTCTTGGTAAATGGGATAAAGAATTAATGAAACTCATTGAAGAAGCCAATAAATTATATAATGATTTCTTATACGAAGATGAAATATTTGCAGATGCTAGTGATGCATTGGAATGTCTTGATATATTAAAAAAGGAAGTAGATAAACAATTAGGTGAAGAAATACCAACAAATGGTATCGATTCTCTTAATCACATTAAATCTGAAGCCGAAAGGTTGTATGGATTAATTGAAAAGAGAATTCAAGAAAAATAAAAAACAATAATATGAAACTAAAAAGATTTGAGAATTTCATACAAGAATCAATGTCTGATTCACCTGAAAAGGAATGGGTTGATGTTGATAATGAATATTCTAAACTTAAAAAAAGTGATGCTTATGGAGTAATTGACTTGGGTAAAGTGAGTCAAGTATCTGATACTGATATTCACAACCTACAAATGAAACATAAAGATGCTGTTATCTTTTATAAAAAAGGTAGGGTTTTAATGAAATTAAAAAACAAAGATGAAGAAGATAAAGAAATTCAATGAGAATTTTAATTCTGAAAAAGAAATTGTTTTTAGTTTTAAAGAAGTTAGAACTAAAGCAAAAGAACACGATATTTTCTTCAAAGTTGAACCGAATGATGATGGTGAATATAATGAAGATGTGTTGGTTGTAGAAAAATCAGACCATCCGAAAATTGATGTTGGTCGTGAAATACCTATCAATCATCGTTTTCAAGACAATCATGGTTTTATAGTGAGATTAGCCAAAAAAGGATATAAAATTACTATACTACCAATTGAAAAAGATCCAGAAGTAGAATTATGAAAACAATTAAAACATACGAAGAATATTTAAATGAAAATATCTTTACTGATATTAAAGATTGGTTAAATCAAAAATACAAATCAATTAAATCAAAATTTACAATTATAAATAAAAATGATTTAGAAATTTTAAAGAATGAAATACTTGAAATGGATGATGAAGAACGAGAAATAATGTTCGATTCTATTCTCAATAATTACGATAAAATGAATAAAAACGATAATGCTAAAAAAATGAAACAATTAGTTTCATTAATAGAAGATGAAATTTAAAAATAAATCTTAATGAAAAATAGAGTAAAGAAATTCAATGAGAATCTAAAAAACAATAAAGAATTAATTGTTAAATGGGTTAAACGTACAGAAGAAGAATATCAAAAATGTACTGATAAACCAAAGTCTTGGTATAAATTAGAAATTGTAAAATCAGATATTCCAAAATATGTTGAAGGTGAAGATTTTTATTTATTAACTGCGATTTTTGATGGATTAGATAAAATTTTAGCAGAAGAAGGTTATACTTTTACAGCATTACCATATGAAAAAGACCCAGAAATTACAATTTAAAAAACAAAAATCAAAAAATAGAATATAAAATAAAATTATAAATATGAAAATCATCAAAAACTATACCGACTTTCTAAAGAAAGAAAATACTAATGTAAGTGGTGGTCCACTTCAATGGGAATCAACCAGTACAGATAAAATTAAAAATGAATCAATAGAAGATGAATGTATTCGATTTCATAATGAAATAAGATCTCTTATCGATGCGAAGGATTTTGTAGGACTTCGTGAATATTTAGAACCATTTGCACATTCTTTAGTAGATCCTAATTTCTTAAAAACCATTTTGGTAATCACTAAAAGTTTTGCTGAAAATGAAGAAATTAAAGATGTTCGTCAAAGAATTAAAGAAAGACTTGAAAATCAACTTGGTTCTACATTAGAAAAACTTGAAGGTTCTACTTCCGATACACCAATAGAACAACCATTTTCACTTACAGGTGGAGAACCTGATGCAAGTAAAGATCCTGGCGAGGTTGAAAGAGCATTTCATAGTGTAGAAGAATATAATTCTATGTATTATTATTCGATTCCATTGATAGTTAAAATTGCTAGTTCAGCTGATGGTGTTTATCAAAAATTAGATAATTATATTTATAATGGTTTAGGATATGCAATTGGTGAAGCAGAAAATGAATATAGTATAGATTTGAGTTGGTTAGAATATGAGATTAAAAACTATCAACCTTCCGCAGAAGAATTGACTGATAAAGGATATGTTGAATTGGATGAAGATGATGAAGATTCTGAAGAAAAATATCAATCACCAGAAGATTTCTATTGGGATTTAGACGATCAAGAAAAATTTGAAATCTATTTTACCAAACAGTCAAATTGGAAACAATTTGAAAGTGAAATCGAAAACATAGAACTTAATTTTAAAGATTTAGGTTACTCTAAACGAAAAGAAATATCAGAAGTAATTGTCGATGATTTTAATGATGCACAATTGGAACAATATTGTGACGAATTACCAGAGGGTGTTCTTCAAAGTTTAACTGCCATAGATGAAAATGATGGAAGATTAATAATCGAAGCAAAAACCAAAGGTTCTTTAACAGAAGATCAAATCTATATTTTAAGAGATTATATATCTGGTCAATGTTCTGATGGTTGGGGTGAGGGTCGAGAGCAAGAAGAAATCGAAGGATATTATATAAGCACTTGGTCTCATGATGATGAAACTCGTTACGATGGACAAGAAATATAATTTCATTAAAAATTTACTATAATAGTCTTAATTTCATTTAAGACTATTTTTTTATTATCATATTTGATTTTATATTTGTAAAAAATAAACCTTATGGAAGAAAAAAATATTTACATTACGAAAAAACATATCGAAGATGAATCTTTTGGTGAACTTGACTTTGATTTACACGAAGAATTTGGTTTCGATTATGAAAAGGATGATGATTTCATCACACTTGAAAATGGTCAAGGTCATGCTGATGGTTATCCTATCAAAATAGAAAGTATGATTGAAACCCTTCAATCATTAAAAGATAAAGGTGCAACACACGTTGAACTCGATTATAACTGTGACCACATTGGTTATGAAATAAGTGGTTACTCTATTACTCCTTCCACACCAGAAGAAATTACAATTTACGAAGATAAAAAATCGAACGAAGGTCAGAAAAACAAACGGTTGAAAGAACTCTATGCTGAAATTGAAAAGATTAAACGTGGTGATGTAAAACCAGAAACTAACGAAGATTTACCTTTTTAATTATGAAATATACTTATTTTGTAACAGAAAATTTCATTGATGTTAAAACATTCATCGATAAAAATGCAAAAAATGGTTGGAGATTAGATTCACATACTTGTATGTATTTATCTGGATCTTCAACCAAACAACATTATGTAATAATGGAAAAAATAGAAGAAACTATATGATTATGAAAAAACTTATATTATTATCTGTAATACTATTTACACTTAGTGCTTGTAGTAAAGATGAAAACAAATCAAATAATATTGAATTATCAAATACCCAACATTATGGTTGGCAATATGCTTATCCAGCAGAATTTAAAAATTATAAAGTTATAACTATTGATAGTTGTGAATATATTATGTATGCGACACATAATAGTTATTTAAATATCACACATAAAGGTAATTGTAAAAATTCAATTCATAAATGCAATTAATATGAAAACGATAAAAATAAAACAAGAAGACTATTCTGAAAATCAAAAGAAAGAATGGTATGTCGAATTACCAAACGCTATCATTGTAGCTGTTGGTAATGGTGTTAGTGGATATGAAGATATTTGTCCACTTGATATTGAAGTAATTGGCGAAGATTGGTTAACAGAAATTGAAGGATACTATACTTTAGATAGAGATTCTGTTGGATTTAGAATTAACCTCGATGGTCGGACATTTTATTTACGTGAATTAATTAATGCGAAAGTTCGTGAAGATGATTCTGATTATTTCTTGATACCTAAAAATGCCATAATTAAAAAGTGGTGTGTCGATTCCAAATATTTTGCTAAACCTAAAAAATATAATTTCGAATGAAAAAAATTATAGATAAATATGGTAGAGACTTGCACAAAGATTCAAAGACGAATTAACAGGTGGAAAAAGTGTATCAAAATTCAATGAAAAATAAATTAAACTTTCAAAATTTTTGAGAATATAAAGAATAGACTATAAAATTTTAATATATAAATATATGAAATAGGTTTTTGTAATTGATATAATTAATGTGAAAAAGAGCGAATATACGCCTGAGAAGGTTGTGTATTCGCTTTTCTTTTTGCTCAAAAACCAGAAAAATGGCTCATTGTCAAACGAAAAACAAGGAAGGACTGCAGTTAGTACTTGTTGGAAGTTGGGACAGACTTGGACTACGACGGTGGTCTGATAAGTTAGAAGTTCGACACTTTTATGAGTCACAAAAAAGTTCTTTAAAATAATGTAGCGAGTTAGCACAGTGGTAGTGGCGTTCAGGATCAAATCTGAAAGGTCGGGGGTTCGATTCCCTCACTTGCTTCCAAAATGCGCGATTAGCTCAATTGGTTTAGAGTATCAGACTTTTATACTGGTGCACACAGGTAAAAGATTGATTGGAGATAAAAGGAGAAAGTAAGTTCTTGTAAAATTGTGAAGCTGACAAGATGAAAAGAAATGAAATCAATTGGCATTGAAAATTAATGAGAAATCACTGAGGGTTGTATGGTTCGAGTCCTGCAACGCGTGCAATTACGGATATAGTTCAAGTAGAACATCTCGCAAGAGAAAATGGAGGTTCATATCCTTCTATCCGTGCCAATGGCTGATAGTTTAAATGATAGAACAGTTCTGGTATTGTTAAAGAGGACAGAGTAAAAAGTACACTGAAATGCAAATCGTTTGTAAAACAATAGTTTCAATACAGAAAAGGTGCTGGGTCGTAACCAGCGAAAGCCACAAATTAAAAAATAAAAATATGAAAACATTATTAAATAGTTTCTATGAGTTAGAAGGTAAGACAATCACTAAAGTTTGTGGTAATCCTACACTTGGTAAATATGAAAATTGTGCCATTTATTGTGGTGATGAGGTTTTAGTTTTCTATCATAGATCAGACTCTGACCGATATGATAGTTATGATAATTGGTCAGAATTAATTATCATTAAAGATATGAAAGATTTAACAGATAGAGAAAAATATGAATTAGGTTTATTAACTGAAGAAGAAGAAAAAATCTATCTTGAAATTGAAGCCGAAGAAGAAAAACAACGAAAAATTAAAGCACAAAAGGCAGAAGAAGAAAGATTATATTTTGAATGGTTGAATAAACAAAAAGAAGAAGAAAAAGAAAGAAAGATATTAAAAGAATTAAAAGAAAAATACGAAAGATGAAAACAATAACAAAAGAAGATTTAGAATCAGCCTGGAAAGCAGGTCAAGAACAAGCTATTGATCAGATGTGTTACGATAATAGCAATTCTTACTATCCTTCAAGAGGAACGATGGATTTGACCTTTGATGAATGGTATAATGAAAATATTAATGAAAAAGACCCAGAAATAGAAATATGAAAAAGATTGAATTGAAAATTAAGAGTTGTTCCAGTTGTCCATATTTAAGATATGACTCCGACTACGGTAGAAGTTATGATAGTGGATACGATTGTAAAAATAGTTGTAAAAGAATTATTGATGATTGGGAATATAACAAGAAACGAACTGATGATAATTATGCAATTGAAATTCCTGATTGGTGTGAATTAAATGAATTTGAAAATGATCCAGAAATAAATTTATAATTATGACAAACGAACAAAAAAGAGTATATTACGATAATAATAAAGTGCATATTGCATATGGTAGATGGTCTAATACATCAATGTGTTCAAAATGTAAAGCAAAATCTGATAAATATATGGTATTTATCGGTGGTGGACAACTATCAAACTTATGGGGAACTTGTTGCGAAGATTGTTTAAGCAAACTAATTGACGAAGCAATTGTTAAAAGAGATAAAGATGTAAAAGAACAAATTGAACGAATTGAAAAGAAAGAATTAGAACAGGCATTGAAATTAGTTAAAGAAAATAAAGTAGCCATTAGGCAAATAAAAATAGAAAGGATAATAAAATGAATAAAGAAGATATTACAAAGTATATTGAAACTGATACATTAATTTACGATAGAGCCAGAAAAATTATTGAAGCACATCAGAAAAAAGGTTTAATCAATATCAATCTTAATAACTATAGTTTAGATAGTGTTGATGTTGAAGAAGATGAAACTACAATCAATTATACAACTTATGGTGCGTATAGTTCTTGTGATAATGATAGTATTACAATTCCAACTAAATATTTATATGAAGATTATAATGAATATTTAGATAATAAAAAAATTATACAGGATCAAAAAAATCAGAAGTATCGTGAAGAACAAGAACAAGAAAAGATTGAAAAGGAAAAGAAGTTATTAAAAGAATTAAGAGAAAAGTATGAGTTATAATCTTGAAAAAATATGGGGCATTGAACTTAAATGTAAACTTCCAGTATATGATCATGGTTGGTCTTTATGTGGTAAGTATAAAACATTTCAAAGTTTATGTGATGCTATGAGAGATTTAAAGAAATATTATTATTGTCGTCTAGTTAAAATAATATATTATGATAAATATTATAAGACAAAACCATTGAATATGAGAAAATTAAAATTAGAAAGGATAATAAAATGATAGAAAGATTATTAAAAATAAAAGAATTAATTTCAGAATATGCTGATAAAGAAAGTTATCACACCGTCGATACCTATCAATCCGAAAGTATTTCGGGTGGCGGTGGTTGGAGTGAAACAACTGCAACATATTTAGATGAAAAAGATGCTCAAGAAGCAATAAAAATAATTGATGAATTAATAAATGAATAAAATAGCAGAAGAAATATTAAAGAAACATATTGGCGATGATTATTACGAGCATTGGAATAATATGTGGCATTTGGATAATTGTCCAATCGATGCACCAATGACAACGATAATTGATGTAATAGTAAAAGCAATGGAAGAATATTCTGAAAAAAATATATCAATTGACCTCTACGACTATCTTGTGAAATCAACTGCATATTTTTGCGGAATGATGTCTGAAACGACAGCCAGAGGTGAAAGTCTAAAAGATATGTTATTTAAACACGGAGATAGATTAATGGATAAATATGAACAATAAAAATAATTAAATAAAATGAATAAATACGAAAGATTAAAAGGAGACCTTGAAACAAAAGGTTGGGGAGTAATGAAATGTTTTGGTAATAGTATGTTACCGATTTTAGCAAATCCTTCCATTACATATTTCATACCACAAGATGATTATGAGATTGGTGATATAGTATTCTGTAAGGTTCGTGGTCGTTGGATAGACAGCCATTTAATCACACAGAAAGATGCTAAAAAGGGTTGGATGATTAGTAATAATCATGGACATCAAAACGGTTGGACTAAAAGAATTTTTGGTCGTGTTATCAAATCAGTTGATAAAAATAAAAAAGAAAAGTATTTTAATTACACAGAAGAAGAATTTAAAAATTTAACCAAGTAAGGAGGAGTTATGAACTAGAGAAAGCCACCGTGATGTTGTTTCTATTAAAACATAAAAATAACTAATTAAATAACAAAAAATAAAAATAAAATTATGGAAACAACAACAGCAACAACCGTTAATTATGTTTATGGAACAGAATTAACAAATAAAGTAATTGAAACAGTAAATAAAATTAAAAATATAATTGACGAATATAATGATTTACGCAATCTTGATGAAAGATTACAAGTCATATCAAATAAAAAAGGGATAGAATTCACCAATAAACAAGGTATGTATTTCGATTCTATAACTCGGATAGTAATAGATTTATCTAAATCAAAACAAAAAAAATTAAATAAATTAATTTATAATATCGAATATAGAAATAATGGTAAGATTCACTTAAAAAGTATTAATAAATTCTTACATTTTTTGTGTGTTGATGTATTAAAAACCGAAGGTAGAATAAAAATTGATTTACCTATCAAGGTTCAGAATATCTCAAAAGCCAAGAAAGAATTTAAGGAAGCACAGAAGAAAGCAGATTTGGCTTTAAAAGCATACAAAGAATTAAAGGGTGATTATTTTAAAACCAATAAAATGATTGTATAATAAAACTTCCCCTTCGGGGGAATATGGTCCCGTAGCTCAGTTGGTAGAGCTGGAGTCTCTAAAACTCTTGGTCGCAGGTTCAAGTCCTGTCGGGACCTCTAAATTTAAAAACGGAGGAAATATGTCTTAGAAAAACTTAATTACAATCACACGAAGAGATTTGGATCCAGGTTATCAATCGATTCAAAGTAGTCATTCAATTATAGAATTTTGTTTCAATTATCCAAGTATTGCAATGGATTGGAATTTAAATTCTAAATATTTGGTAGGTTTGAGTGTTGAAAATGAAGAAAAATTAAAAAAACTAATAGAACTATTTGAAAAGAAAGGTTTAAATTATTCTATTTTTACAGAACCAGATATAAATGATGAGATAACTGCTATATGTGTTGAAGGAAACGACACAAGTAGAAAATTATTATCTAATTTACCTTTAATGTTAAAAGAATATAGCAAAAATAAAATAAACAAGCATTCATACTCGTCTATCAACCAGTAAAAGCGAAAAGACACACTTTTAACTATTAATATATAATATTATGACATTAGAAGAATTCATAAATAAAGCGGTTGTGATTCATAATAATTTTTATGACTATTCATTAGTTGAATATAAAAACAATAAAACAAAAATAAGAATTATATGTCCTGTTCATGGTATATTTGAACAAAAACCAAGTGGTCATTTACACGGTCAACGTTGTAAAAAGTGTTATTTATCTAATAGAGATAATGGTAAAAATTCAATTGAAACTGTATTAAATAATTTTAAAGTCATTCATAATGATTTATATGATTATTCTTTAGTAGAATATAAAAACAATATAACAAAAGTAAAAATAATTTGTAAAAATCATGGTGTATTTGAACAAACACCAAAAAATCATTCAAAAGGTCATGGTTGTCCTATCTGTGCTACTAACTATAAAAGTAAAAAATTATCTAAATCCGTTGAAAAATTTATAAAGCAATCTAAAAGGTTACATAAAAATTTTTATAATTATGATAAAATAGAGTATAAAAACAATAAAACAAATGTTATTATAATATGTCCTAATCATGGTGAATTTAGAGTCACACCATCACACCATTTAAATGGTATAGGTTGTAGTAAATGTTCTGGTAATTATAGAAAAAATACACAAGAATTCATATCCGAATGTATTAAAATTCATAATTATGATTATTCTTTAGTAGAATATGTGAATACTAAAACAAAAGTAAAAATTATATGTGATAAACATGGTATCTTTGAACAAAAACCATCACATCATTTAATGGGTTGTGGTTGTCCAAAATGTATATCATCAAAAGGAGAAAATAAAATACGATTATATTTGAATAATCTTAATATTAATTTTATAGAACAAAAAAGATTTAAAGATTGTAGAAATATACTACCATTACCATTTGATTTTTATTTACCTGAACACAATATTTGTATTGAATATGATGGCGATCAGCATTTCAAATCTATTGATGGTTGGGGTGGTGAAAAAGCATATCTTCGAAGAATAAAGAATGATAATATTAAAAATGATTATTGTAAAAATAAACAAATAAATTTAATAAGAATATCATTTAAAGAAGATATAAATACTATCCTACAAAGAATTTTGTTATGAAATTTTTACATAGAACCCATCGATGGAAGTTAGTAGAAAATTAATTTCTCATTTACCTTTGATGTTGAAGGAGTATGAAGAAAACGATAAAATTAATAAACACTCATTCGTAATTAATATATAAAATAAAAAAATTATATGGCAATTGTCAAAAAATATCAAGATTATATTAAAGAATCAGCAATTGGTAAAGAAGAATTAGAAAAATATAAAACAATTTTGAATAATATTGAAGATTATAAAATGGTTAGTGATTATATTCAAAAATTAATTGTCGAATTAAGGGAAAATATATCAAGTCTTGAAAAAATAGATTTTGAATGCGAAAGTGATGATAAATTATATCTTTACATTAAATACTACAGTATAAATTCTGAATACACTATAAGCAAATTAAAAAATATACTTGATGAAGCAGAAGGAAAAGATGTTTATCATAAATATTTTTCATTGATTTATCCTGATGATAATTATGTAGAGTTTTATCCAGAAATTGAAATTGAAATTGAACATTTAAATCGAATACATATACCAATCGGCTTACCATATATTTTAAAAGGTTGTCATTTAGGTTTCAAAATATATAAATCATTAATTTACAAATTGGGTTATATCTCTACTAATATGTTAGATAGAAGTATGGATGCTCTTTTCGTTTGGGATTCATTAAGAAAAGACCAAGAAATTTATACTTTTGTTAGGGGTGAAAATGTTTTATGTATATCACCCGAATTAAAATTTGAACAAATTGAAGATTTATTAGTTCAATTTTTTTCTAATCTCAATACAACTGAAATTATTTTAGATGATGATTTCAAAACCAAATATTTACCAGATGTTCGTAAATCATCTAAAATTTCCTACTTACTAAATTATCAAAGATAAAATAAATTTTTATTTTATAAGAAATTATATTATATTTGTATAATTAAATGAAGATATATCCTAAAAGAGGCTACTTCGAGCATAACGTGTAAATTGCCCTGATATTTCGCAGAAACACTATTGAAAAATAGACATAAAATTAGCTTACACTATATCTATCATTTAATTTTATTGTTAAAAAATATAAATTATGAATTTAGTCAATATAAATAAAGGTAAAGTTGAGTTACGTAAAGACAACGGTGCTCTTATCAGAGTTATTACTGAAAGAGCAATATCTGCCAATATCAATGGTGATATAATAGTTATTACTAAGGATGATGGTAAAGTTGAATTACGCAAAGATAACGGTGCTCTTATTAAAGTTATTACAGATAATGCTGTTGATGTAAAATTTAATGGTTCTGATTTACTTATAACAAAGAAAAATGGTAAAAATGAATTAAGAAAAACAAATGGTGCTCTTATAAAAACAATATGAAAAATAAAGGAAGACGACATAAAGCAGCCTACAATGAAGATATGTATGGCATATTAAATTGTAAAGGGTTGTTAACACATATAACAAGACCGATTAGAAGTATGTCTTCTAAAGGTCGTGCTTTTGGAAGATTTGATAAAAAGAAATGGTCTAAAAGAGTTAGGGGTTATTTCAAATCACAGACAAAAGAAATACTTTAAAAAAGTGAAAAAGTTATTTTTATTGATATTTAATCTATTTGTCTTGACATCTTATTCTCAAATTCTTGATGTCGAACAAGATAGAATTTCCGATACAAGCAAAGCAAAATTTACAGGTAAAATAGGTACAACATTTCAATTTGTTAATAATAATGACAAAGAAATGTTGAATCTTGGTGCAAATGCACACCTACAATACAAACACAAAGATTCTAAATATCTATTTTGGACAAATTATTCATTAATCAACCTCAACGATTCTGATTTTGATAATAATGGATTTGCACATATACGTTATAATTATAATGTTTATCGTGATACGGTAGTGATGGAATTCTTTGGTCAATCACAATTTAACAAAATTTTAGATGTTAAATTCAGAGGATTGTTTGGTTTTGGTCCACGAATTACATTTGTCAATTCTAATTCTGTCAAATTACATTTTGCATTTTTATGGATGTATGAGTATCAAGAATTAGTGAATAATAGCATACGGAGAAATATAAGAATGAGTGATTATATATCACTTAAAATAAATATCAATGATAAATTATGTTTTGTAAATACAACATATTGGCAACCTTTGATTGTTGATATGAATGATGAAGTGGAAACCTTTTCAGAATATCGTCTTTCATCTCAATCATCTTTCAAGATGAAATTTACAAAGAAGTTTATTTTTTCTGTTGATTTCAGTTATTTTTATGACAGTAATCCAGCAACAGAAATAAAGAAAGCAAATTATTATTTAACAAATAGTATAAATTATAATTTTTAATATGTCACGCAAAACGAAAAAACTCGATGCTTACTCAAAAGACGGTAAGGCAAAATATACGGAGGAAGATTTCGATGATTCTCGTAAGAAAAAGAGAAAAGTTCGAGAGCAAGTTCGCAATGCTAACCGATATTTGAAGAAAGCAAAACGTCAAGAACTTAAAAAAGACCTTGATAATTTAATTAACGAAGAATAAATAAAATATAAAAATATGGGCAGTTGGGCAGTTTATTGTGGTATTAGTAATATCGCTATCACTTCAGGTCAAGAATGTATATTCTTACCTCTAAAAAAATCAAAAAATAACGAGTATTTACCTTATCTTCCAGCAACTTTACCAATTTTTGGTGAGTATGATGATTATGGTGGTATCGAAAATATCGTTCACGATGAAAATACAAAATTGATATGTGAACATTTTGGTTGTTCTATCGACCAATTTTGTGAGTTTTTAACACGGGGTCCGGATGATGAAGAAGGTTTTCCTAAATTTCTAAAAGCAAAAGAAGAAATGAATGGCTGGACTTATATGTGGATAGACCGTAAAGTTTACGATTTTATGAGTTCTTATTCATATAAAGGTTATGATGGTGCTGGTTATTTAGAATATGGTAATCCTAAAATTCTTGAACTTTTAGGTTTTACCTATATTGGTGAGAATGAAAAAAACGACACCTATGATCCAAAGAGATATAAATATCAATGGGAATATCAAGATAAGAAATTTGGTTCTGATGGAACTTGGTTACATTGTGGTAAAGAATCAATTTTTAATTTTGAGAAAGAACAATATAATGGTTTATTAAATCATATTTCATTACCAGAAGATAAAATGTGGATTGGTGAAAAGACAATGCCACAATTATGGAGACATTTAAAACGAAATAAGCAAGAAGAACAGTTATTGTGGATTATTGATAGAGATAGATTTGCAAGTATGAGAAGTTTTCTTGGCAATCAACATATAGAATTAAAAACTCTAGTTGATAAATATTCAAATGAAATAAGAACTTTCGGTGATAGACTAGCTGAATTGGTTATGATTCATAAAAATTTACATTGTATGTCAGGTTATTTTCAACCTTTTCAATAGCACAAAACATCGTTTACATCAAATTATTTTGGAAAAATTTGCCGAAATTAATAAAGAAATCTGTAAAGGTTTTGATGATGAAGATTAATTTTTAATTTTTTAATATTTTTCTTATATTTGTAGAATGATAAAAATAAATGATAACATACGGAAATTTGTTGAGGAAGATGTTGAATACATTAAAACAGCAAAGGTTGATGGTGATGGTAAGAAAATGGCTATCATAGCAACCCGTGATATGTGGATGCATAATATAGAGGGTGGTTATGTTATCGAGAAAAATGGTGGCGACATCAAGATAACTATGGATGATGGCTCTACCATTTATGAGATGACCTTTAAAGAGTTTACAACCAAAAAGTTTTAATGATTATGATACATTATCCTATTAAAAAATTTAAAAATGAAGCTTGTAAAACACTTGTAAGAATTGATTTGAATGGTCAGAAAATCTATAAAGACAAGAAAAAATACAAAGATGTTCAAGAAGCAATTAAAGGAGCATTAAATATAAATTCCAAACCAAACCAAATTCATAAGGTGGCTCATTATTTTTGTAAAAGTTGTCAACACTGGCATTTAGGTAGAACAAACATTTTAATAAAGAAGGATGATTAAGTATTGTAAAATATGTGGTGAACAAATTCCTGAAGGTAGATTGAAAGCATTACCTAAAGCAGAAACTTGCGTCAAATGTTCAACAACAAATAAAGTTGCTGGTTTTCGTGTTATTACTGGTAAAAACACCTACTCTGAATTGGAGATTGTTTCACAAGAAAAATATAGTGAATTAATAGCAAAACAAGAGAGAATAGGACAGTCTCCTTGTCAAGGTATGATAAAAGAAATTAAAAAATGAAAGAAGAAGACTTTACCTTACTTGATGTCAATGATGTTTTAAAACACAACTCTCAGATTATCAATAGAATTGAAGAAATTAATAAAGAGATTTCTGAAAAAAAATTAGAGGTTAATAAATTGGAAAAAGAAATTATCGCACCTTGTAGTTTTTGTCCTTATGATGGTGTTTATCGTTGTGAATCTTGTAAAGAAATGTATTATGAAGGATTTAATGATAAAGACTTTGGTCACTGTGATTACACTGAAGAAGACCACCTTGGTTTTAATCTTGATATTTAAACTGAATCCCTTTTAATCGAATCCGTCTTAAGAGAATCACACACTTTTATTATACTATCTGGAGTTGAAGTTTTTATAATGTTGTTTTTTAGATAAAGTAATCGTTCTAGTTCCTTTCTTTTTTCCTTTTCCGAAACAAGTTCAACTAATAATTTTCTAATAGTTGTATCACTTGATTTCTTCAAATCAATCTTACTTAGAGTTAAATTCTCATTCTCCTTTATTAATATACCATTCTTATCTATATATTCTCTTGTAATTTGAACCGATAATTGGCAATCATTGGCTAATTTATCGGCTCTACTTTTTTGTATAATACCCCACCAACCAAGTCCAATACCACTAATCGTAGAAAAAATGGTTAATATTAATAATACCTTTTTAAGATCTATTTTTTTCTTTTTAGGTGGCATTTTCAATCTTTCTTTTAATTTTTTCTATCAATTTCTTTTGTGTTTCAGATAGTTCTCTATGCTCTTCCAAATTATGTATAATGTTTTTGGTTTGATTTGCATATTTTTTTGCCCATTTAACTAACTCAGGTTGACCAGTTTCGAGGTATTTAGGAATGTCGGATACATTATCGAGACGATCACACAATTTAATTACAAGTCCCCAACTTGACATATTTAACATCTTATCAATCAAATAATTTTCCTTACCCATCAATTTCATTTTGTCTTCATTTGATGTAAGTTCTTCAACTAAAGATAAAACTAAATCACCAAATGTCTCACGCAAATATTCTTTATTATGTTTTAATTCTGTATCTTCAATCGTATCATGTAGGTAACAAGCAGCAATCAAATCGGCAATTTTATGTGAAGATTTGACCTTGTGTAATATTTTAGCAACTGCGTTTGGATGTATGATATAATCTTCTCCAGCACCAAATCTTTTTTGACCTGCGTGATATTTTTTTGCTACTTCTTTTGCTTTCTTTACCTTTTTAATAAAATCAGTGAGTTTGGTTTCTAAAAAGACTTCTGGATCTTTTTCAAATGGTAAATCATCAATTCTATGTGTTGGTGTATAGATTTCTAAATTTTCTGAATAAGTTATTCTTTTATATGGTTCTGAATAACAAATAGGATTTTCTATCCCATCATAATCATCAACAGATATTTCTCTACCAGAACACCAAATATATTTGTTATCTTTAAGCCATTGAAAAACTCTTTCACGATCTTCTATTGGTGCATATATCGTCATATCTACTTCACCTAATGCTGATTCCATTAGAACTTCTGGATCTGGTTCTATTTCTAGTATTTTCATTACTTCCAATTTATCTTCATATTTCATATCTTCTGCGAATATTTCTTTAAAGGATTTAATAGCATAACCTTTATATTTTCTGAAAATATCATGTATATTATGATATATTTTACTATATTCATCATCTTTATAACTTTTTTGTTCCCAATTCAACAATAATTGAGTAAATGCTTTTGAAAAATCTTGATTATTTTCGAACATAACTTCTGGTTCAACTATATCTTGAGAAATACAATCAAAAGGTAGTTCATAATCAGATTCTTTACATTCGAAAAAATCAGGTTTAAAAGCATTAAAATTAAGTGCTTTCATTGAATCCTTGATATAACTTTTGATTTTTTCTTTATCAACACGAAGAATATCACCTTTTTTATATGTTTCTAATATAACTTCTGGGTCTGGTTCAAGTTCAACTTTAGGGTCATCAACAAGCCAACGATTTAGGATTTGCTCAATTTTTTCTTTAATGTCATCAGCATATATTTGATTAATATTAATTTTAAATTTACTAAATCTATCATCGTATTCTTCTTTCGTTGCTGTAAATGTATTAATATAAGAACCGTATTCAACTATTACATTAATTTGAATACCTTTTATTATAGCAACTTCACTATGTGAATCAATACCTCTACGAACTTTTTTTAATTTACACTCAACATTTTTAATAGGTTTTACACCTTGATATTCTAAATCACGTATTTTATCAAGTGCTTTTTGCAAACAAATATTATCTATTTCATCTAATTTTGGTTTCCGACCTAAAAATGATTCGTAACTTTTCATAACATTATATATAAAAACGAAAGGACGAAAAATTTTTTATATATAACTTACTATGAAGAAAATACTTAAAACTATAATAATCTTTTTAATTCAGATAATTGAAAAAATTCAATACCATTCATTTCCTGATGATGAGTTGAATAAATTCGTTGATATAATACCAATAAGTGATATTGAGATTAGTACCGATTACGGCTTTGTTCCAATCGAAGAGATTAATGTTACTAAACCATTACAAAGATATGAATTAATATTAGAAAATGCCTTTACAAAAGAAATTACAAATAGTCTGATTGCAGCCGATAATCACTTAGTTTTTTGTACACATCATAAAGTTAAATGTATTAAAGATTTAGATGAAAATGATTTTGTAATTACTGATGGTGGTTTGAGAAAAGTTCATTCAGTGAAAAAAGTTTATGGTAAAACTGCAATGTTTGACTTGTCTATTAATACACCAGAAGAAAGTTATTTTATAAATGGATTATTATCTCATAATACAGTTTCAGCCGCAATTGTTCTCTTACATTTTATTCTTTTCAATAATGATAAAAACTGTATGATTGTTGCTAATAAAAGCAAAACAGTTGTAGAAATTTTGAGTAAAATAAAAAGTATATATGTTCCACTACCATTCTTCTTGAAACGAGGTGCAATTGCCTGGAATCAATCATCCATAACATTAGATAATGGTTCTAATATACAAACAGAAAAAAGAACAAAAGAACCCGCAATCGGTTTTACTATTGACTTTTTATATTTTGATGAGTTTGCTAAAGTTCCTAGAAATATTATAGAACCTTATTACACTTCAGCTGTTCCTACTATTTCAGCAATGGAAAATTCTAAAATTGTAATTACATCAACACCTGATGGTTATAATTTATTTCATAAAATTTTAACTGATTCTGAACGCGCAGATGATGATCCATTGAAGAATCGGCAATTCAAATCAAAAAGAGTTTACTGGTGGGAAGTAGAAGGTCGTCGAGATACTATGCTTTATCCTACCCCATTCAAATTTGATAAATATGGTTTTACCATTGATGTTGTGATTGAAAGTTTAAAAGATTTAGGTTATCAAATATACTCTAAAAAACATAATGATCAAGTTCCATTTTTTATTAAATTTGATAAAGATTTTGATGAAACCCACATTGAACATATCAAAACATTGAGATATAATAATATTCCATTAATAGAATTGTTTTTAATTACTAATTGGAAAGAAGAACAAACAGAATTATTAGGTGGAGATGAAAATAAATTCAAACAGGAGTTTGATATACAGTTTATTACCGAAGATAAATTATTATTTGAAAATCATTTAATTGAATTTATCAAACAAAGTTCTCAACCATTTGAGTATGTACAAATACCGAAGTTTGAAACTAAAATGATGTTGCCTTATACGGGTTTGAAATTTATCAAAGACAAACCTGAATTATTCTTATTAGAAAAGGCTAAAGATTATTATATTTTTGCTGGTGTTGATTTGGCAGAGGGATTAGGTAAAGATTTTACAGTTCTGAACCTATTCAGACTATTACCAAAGATCAAGAAATGATAGAAAAACAACACCATAAATATACCAATATTTATGATTATGTAAAACTAGAGCAAATTGGTATGTTCAGAAATAATATTTATTCAATTAAAGAATTTGCTCATTTATTTTATATGGTAATGTTTGAATTATTTGACCCAGAAAAATGTAAAGTTGCATTAGAATATAATACATATGGTGGTGAATTATTAGCGCATCTACCACATGTCTTTGATGATAATAATAATTATGGTACAGGTATTTTTATTCGTACCAAACATAATGTTAATAGCACCGCAACTAAAATTGGTGTTAAAATTTCTAGACATTCTAAGAAATTATTGATAAAAGATTATCAAGATTTAGTTAAAAAGAATAATCTTATTCTTCATAATGATACTAATATTTTGGAATTAACAACATTTACTAAAAAAGAAACAGCTAATGGCGATATAACATTCAATTCAGAAACAGGAAATGATGATACAGTGATGAGTTCAATTAATGTTTCCACATTATATAATAATGTTTATTTCAAGGATATGGTTGATACATTTGTTTCTAAAATTATATCAGAGGAACATCGTAATATGATTAATTCATATTTGATGATGAAGGATGCAGGTGAAGTCGTGGATTATAATTCTTTTATGACATCACATAAGAAGATTTATGGTAAGAATGCTCAGGGTTTTAATCCATATAAAAAGCAGAATTTTAAATCACCTTTCGGCAATCCGTTTGACTATAAAAATTATAACAGATAATTTTATTAAACTAAACTTGTGTTCTTTTATAAAAACATAAAAGTATTATTATTTTATGGCA